CGTTGTTGGGGGTGTTCTTCAGTGTGAACGCGCCACCGTTTCGGGACGGGTTGAACGCGAAGTGATACGTCCCGGACTCACCCTCGATGACCAGGAAGTTGAGGAATGAGTTGCCCGCTTCTTCCGCGATCAAGAACGCCGATGTCGGCCCGTCAAGATCAGCGTCGGTGACGGTGTGCGGCGCGGCGAAGTAGGCCGCGTTTGCGCCGAAGTCGATCATGGGGCCGAAGTCGCGTCGGACCCATGTCGGTGTCACAGAAGAGACTGCGCTGGTCCCGCCAACGTGTTCCCGAATCGTCGCGCCCGCTCCCTCGTTCATCGGGATCGCGAACATGAGACCGCGAGCGAGCGGGTGCTCGCGGTTCAACACGGCGATGGTCGGCGGGAAGCGCATCAGTTAAACCGCCGTGATCCGCCCGACCTCGGCGTCGAGCGTGTGGCCCGTGGAACCCGTCGGGGCAGTGTAGTCCAGATCGACGCTGGCCATTCCATCAGGGATGTCGACGACCCACGTCTGCTGAGATGACGCGGTGAGGTTCGCGGTGATCGTCGTGAGGACGTACCACGAGCCGCTCGCGGGCTTCACTCGCACGTCGATCTGCGCGCCGACGGTGATCGTGCCGGTGCCGTTGTTGTGCTCGATCCCAAGACTCGCGCGGTACGCGCCGGAGACATCGAGGTCTGTGGAGTTCCCGGTCGCCGTGAGCTGAGTGATTGCGGCTCTGTCTTTCGTAGGGGCCATCGTCCCTCCTTACTCGGCGTCGAACGTCTTGCCTGCGTGCTGATAGCGGCCGACGTACTGCGCGAGAAGCGAGCTCTTCCACCCCTCATAGAACGCGCGAACGGCCGCGAGCAGCTCGGCACCGTCGAGTGTGGTGGGCAGACTTCGCTCCCGATACAGCGCCGTGCCATTGTCCAGAGCCGTCTTCTGATCGACCGTCATCAGTGCCAGGGCCTCGTCGCGAATCTCAGCCGTTGGAGACACGACGTGCCACGTGCCCGGCGAGCCGGGTACCTCGATCCGTTGCGCGAGCGGGATGTCGTACACCATGCCGAGATGAACATGCCCCACGCTACCCGGCAAGACAAGAATCTCATTCGCCATCCGAACCTCCAAAGCGGCGCGCCCCGAAGAGCGCGCCGCTGAATTGCTGTGACTACGAGCCGGTGGCCCGAGTGAGGATCATCGGGAAGCCGCCCGTGTACGCGAGCGTCACGTCGCCACCGTTGGTCGGCAGGTCCGCAGGCCAGAACCCGATGAGCAGCGCATCCGCGTCGCTGGCCGTTCCCGCCCTGTGGAAGATCGCACCCTTGATCGTCTGACCCGACGCGAGCGACGTCCACGTCTGATCGGCCGCCGCGAACGTCGCGCGGTTGTTGCCGTCGTCCACGGCGATGGTGATGGAGCTCAGCGTCTTCCGCCCCGCCCCGCCGTGCCCGCCGGTGTACCCCGTGACGGAGAGCTCACCGAGAGTGGTGATATCGCCGACGTTGTCGTCCTCGTCGTCCATGTCGTTCGTGGACTGGACGAGCAGCGTCTTCAGGGTATCAGCGTCCATGTCGACGTTGCCCTTGAGGAGCTCGGCGAGGAAGTTGTTGCTGACGAACTTGACCGCACTGGCCATGTCAGTCCTCCTTTCCGAGAACAGGGACGAGCATGATCGGCTCGACCGGACGACGATCCGGTCCGTCGAACTGCGAGACGCGCACGACGCCGATGCGCACGTGCGTCGCGCCCTTGTGGGGCTCGGGCCACACCGGAACGCCCGGCATGTACGTCTCGTTGAGAACGACGGCGCTCGGCGTCTCTTCGGTCTCGAAGCTGACGCTCTTCTCGACGATCAGCATGTGCCCGTCGTCCAGGTCGTCTTCGGGGTCCGGAACGCAGACGGCCTTACGAACGCGCACGAGATCACCGACGAACTCCGCGTTCGCGATGGTGCACTTGGTCCGCTGGCGCCGGACGAGCAAGCCGTTCTCGATGCCGGACGTCTGCTCGTCGGGCACTCCGCCCACACGGTGACGACGGCGGCTCTCGGTGATGGCCCAGCGCTCGCGCTTCACACGAACCATCTCGCCCGTATCGGGATCCTCCTCCGTGGCCTCGAACTCTTCCTTGCGCACGGGCTGAAGGAACAGTGCGTAGAGGTCCTCGGGGAGATCCGCGAAGTCGAGCGTGTTCGACCCAGTCGGGTCCCACGAATCCATCTCGGTCTCCTTTCTCAGCCGGACCGCTTAACGCCGAACTCAGCGGCGTTGACTGCGGCGGGCGTCCAGGCCCCACCGGCCTCCGGATTGTCTTCCCACATCTGACGGAACGCGGCGAACGTGGCCGAGTTGACGGTCTCCTCGTCGCCTTCGACGTTGGTCGAGTTGGTCCGCACCATGGGCTTCATCTTCCGCGTTCCCCACGAGGAGACCGCGGCCTGCGTTTCCACTTCCACGCCCTCGATCGCACCGGCGATCGAAGCGAGGTTCTCGTAGTCCATGAGATCGAGCTCGTCGTCCGCGTCTGACTCCAAGTACGTTGCGGCGTCATCCGCGGCAGCCTCGTCCACCATCGCGTAGTGATCGGTCCCGGTGCTCGGCGTCCACCCGGACGTTGTGCCGTCCGCAGTCGCGACCCTCTCCTCGACGACTTGCACGCCGAGGAAGGAACCGCCCGACGCGTCCATCGCGTAGAGGTGGTCGAGCAACGTCCACCCTGTGCCACCATCGTCTTGGATCGTAACATCAAACGAGTCCGCGCCACCTGCGCCCGTGTCTACTGTGTTGAGCGCCGTGGCTGCGAACGACTGAACGCCGTCTACGTAAGCCTCAACCTCGCCAGCCGTCGCGCTGAACTTGACCCTGATCTCAACGTACTGCCAGGAGGTCTTGCTCGCCGCTGCGGTCAACACCAGGTCACTGCCGACCTGCGTTGCGCCGCGATAGAACCCGAACGTCGTGCTGCCCGCTGCGGTGCTCTTCGGCTTGAACTCAAGCTGTAGCACGCCGCTGAGGTAGAACCGAACGCGCAGCCCGGTGGTGACAGGCGAGTTCTTCAACGAGACGTCGAAGCCGAGCGTCCACTCGGTGTCCTCAGTGAGTGTGCGAGTGTGAAGCGTCTCGGCGGTTGCGATCGCCTCCCACGCGAGACCATGATGGTGCCCGGTCTCGGTCTGCGGTCCTGACGCGTCGAGGCTGGTGTTCGCACCCGACCAACGACGCGCGATGTCCGCGCGCCCGAGCGCACTCGCGGTGAAGAGATCGAAGCCTTCGATGATTCGCAGCGTCATGCCGGCATTCCTCCACGTCGGCTGTAGCGGGATGCGTCTTCCTCAGCGAGGAAGTCGAGGAACGCGCGACGCCCGCCCGCGACGAGTCTCTCGACTTCGCTTTCGGACCCCACGACCACGGCCCTCAGCATGCCTCCACCCGCATCCACCGAGCCTCCTGTCTGGAACCCGCGCTTGAGCGTACGGGCCGAGGGACGCGAACCCAGGGTTGCTAGAGCACTGCGTGGGACCATCCTACGGCGTAGAGCCTCCATGGCCCCGGAGCCGTAGAAATCCACGGCGTCCCTGGGGATCACGAACTCGCCAGGGGCGAGGACCGCCGGGACGACGTCGCTGCGCACGTGGCGCGGGCCGGGGATGGGACCGCCCGCGTTGCGTCGCAAGAGACCGCCGAGACGCCCAGTTGCCGGGAGGATGTTCAACCCGCCGGGGCCAAGCGCCTTGATCATCGCGCCCGCGATCGCCGCCTGAAGAATCATCTTCGAGAGGCCCTTGAGGAAGCTCACCACGAACTCAGACCACGAACCCTTCATCTCCACGAAGGCGTCCGCGATCTTGCCCGCGACGTCGGTGACGAACTTGGTCCCTACCTCAACACCGAGCTGGCGGAGATCCGCGAGATCCTCAAGCGTATTCTGGATCCCGGCCGCCATGCCCGTCCAGAACGTTCCCTGAACCTCGTCGGCACCTGCGACTTCGCGCTTGACCAGACCGAGCTGCTCGATGATCTGACGTAGCTCAGTCTGAAGGATCGCCGCTTCCTCAGAGTTCGCCTTCGCGAAGAAGGACTCGAGCAGCTGATCGAAGCGACCGATCTCGCCGCGCATTGCCGCGATGGCTTCCTGCTCTCGCTCGACTGCCTCAGCCGGGAAGATGAACCCGCCCTCACCGAGCTCGCGAGCGGTGTCGCGCTTGGTGCGGAATGCCTCCATCCGCTTCTCGAGCTTCTCGAACTCGGCGGTGACCCGCTGAACGACCTGCTCGATGTTCACGCCAGGCTTTGCGCTCTTCGCCCCATCGCTGCCAGCGAATGCGCCGAGACCGAGAGCCTCGTACAGCAAGTTCGGAACCGGCCGCACGCCGGCGCCGATGTCTGCGATGCCCTTGCGCACAGCATCGACCACGCTGCGAAGCGCGTCGCGACCTTGCGCTCCTCTGAGCTTCGCGCTGAGCTCATCGGACCACATCTTGATCAGGTCATCAATGGCCTGACGCGACCCAGGCGCGAGGCCCTGCGCGATGTTCGGAAGCTCCTCGCCGATGATGCGGCCAGCGTCCTCGATGAACTTCTGCGACCGCTCGCGCACCGCGGCCTTATCCGCGTCAAGCAAGCCGTCAGTGATCTGGCCGCTGAGCTCGCCCTCGAGTCGCGTCTGCTCGTCCTGAAGCTTCTTCACCTCAGCGTTGAAGAGCCGACGGCGATCGGTGTACATCTCGGCCAGTTCCGCAAACCTGCGGAACATCGCGTCCGCCTGCGGATCGCCATGGGACAAGTCACCGAGTCGCGCGAAGTGCTCCGGGTTGTCCGCGATGCGCTGAAGCTGCTTGAGCTCCTCGCGAACCACGGGCAGTCGATTCCCGATCTCCTTGAGCCGGTCGACTTCCTCGCCACCGAGTCCGGCCTTCAGCAAGAGCTCGCGCATGAGCCCGATGTCACCGGTGGCCAGCTCAGTCGCGATGCGTTCCTTCGACGCTCCAACGATCGCGACCATCAACGCAGTCCCGAGCTGCTTGCCGATGAGCGTGACCGTGGACAGGAGCAACGGGAGGGAAGCCCAGAAGAGTCGCACCAGCAGCGTGATGCCCGTGATCATCGAGTTCACGAGTGCCGGGACGACGTCCAGGTTCTTAACGAGCTCCTTGGCCACGACCACCAGCTGGCGCAGCGAGCGAAGGATCGTCTCGACCCACACGCGGATCGTGTTCTGGCGCGTGGTCACGTACTCGATCCACTCGCGGAGACGCTCGATGGTGCGCTCGATGAACGGCTTCGCAGCCCGGCCGATCTCAACCAGGAGGATCACGAACGTCGAACGCAGCTGCTTGAGCTTGAGGTCGAGCGTCTCGGCGACCTTCGCGAATTCGCGAGCGGTGGTCCCGCTCTTCTCGGCCATCTGCTCCATCTGGGCAGCGATCTCCTTCGCGCCGTCTGACGCGAGGACCGCGACACCCTTGAACGCCCGGATGTTCGGGATGAGCTTCTTGATCACCGTGGCCTCTTCACCGGTGACCGTGGCCAAGTCTGACATGAATTGCGCGAGGCCCTTCGCGCGGAGGTTCGCGATGCTCAACTCGAAGTTGAGCTCCGGGAAGAGCTTCGAGAGCCGCTCGGACTCGTTGACCGCATCTTCCATCGGGGCGAGCAACACGTTGAACGTGTTGAGGATCGCGGTCGCGGCCTCTTCGGTGGACAAGCCGGTCTTGGTCACCGCGGCGATGGCGGCGTTCATCTCGTCGAACGAAACACCGACGAGAGACGAGGTCGGAGCAAGCGCGCCCATCACCGAGCTCATGCGCTCGATGGTCGTGATGCCGCCCTTCATCGCCTTGAACAGCGAGTCGCTCACCTCCTCGGCGCGTTCGGTGCCGATGTGGTAGGCGTTGAGGACGGACACGAGGCCCTTGGTCGAAGCCGCGATGTCGGTGTTGCCCGCGATCGCGAGCTTGGCCGACTGCTCCAGGAACTCGATGGCTCCCTCTGGAGCCACGCCGGCTGATATGGCATCGAAGAGAGCGGTGGCCAGATCGTCAAGCGACTCGCCGGTCTCCTTGGCAAGTCGCTTGACCCCGGCCTCGAACTTCGCGGCGTGCTTCGGCGCGTCGTCGAGCAGGGTGTACACGTTCACCATGCCGCGCTCGAAGTCTGAGAACGTCTTGATGATGCCGCCGGCGGCTGCGCCAGCGACGAGGTTGCGGAGGTTGAAGACCTGCGAGCGCAGGCTCTTGAGAGTGCGGCCGAGAAGCCCGAACGACTTAGTGCCAGCGGAGCTCGCAGTCTTCAGGACCTTACCGAGCGCGCGGAACCCGCGCACCATCTTGCCGACCTTCGGCGAGATCTGGTCCTTCAGGTAAGCGAGGATGCTGATGCGCTCTTCGGCCATCTAGTTGCTCCGCAACTCCTTCAGCCACTTCTCGAGTGCTGCGCCAGCCTTCTTATCGAAGAGCGCGCCTATCGACCCTGTCACCACTTCGGACAGCGATGCGATGAGCTCGCTGCGTACGGCAAGAGCGCGTTTCGCGTAGAACTCGAACTGCGGCCATGTCCATCCTGGATACGGGAGTCCTACTTGCTGTCCTCGGAGGATGTCCCGAAGCTCGTGGCCAGCGAAGACCAGGCCTTGGACAGCATCCCCGAGATCTTCACCTCGGCTCCCGTCACTCGGGCGATCGTCGACTCGATCGCCCTGACCCAAGGGTCGCGCTTCTTCTCCTCGCCGAACGATTCGACGAGCCACGCCTCGATGATGGGCGGCGCCCACCAGTGAGGCAGGTCCTCGAACTTCACCTCGGCCGGTTCACCGTTCGACTCGAAGCGCGTGCACGCGAGGACGAGGTCCATCGCCTCGGCGACGAGCACCGGGAGTGCCTGCGCCGCGACGGCAGCGCCGACCTCCATCTCGCTCGCAGCCTTGTCGTGCTCGAGAGCCTGGACGAGAGCAAGCGCTACCCGCCCCAGGTCGCCGCTGAACCGTTGGATGTGCGCGAACCCCATGGGGAACACGCGTGCGCTGAGACCCTGCTCCAGGGCCACCAGGGTGCCCTGGGGCACGATGATAGCCGTCGCGCTCTTCTTCTCCGTCATGACCTTCCTCCGCAGCACGAATGTGATGCGAACCGCTGCGGTCGCTCAGCGGTTCGCGAAGCTCTATCCTCGACGCTGCGGTGACGAGGTGCGACCGGGAGCTAGTTACTACGACTCGCTGGGCACCGTGCCCTTGAAGTGGACGACACGTCCGGCGGGCTCGGTCGTGCTCGTGATGACGTTGAGCACCTTCACCGTGAACGTGATGTTCGAGAACTCGTCGGCGCTCAGCGCCGAGCTGGCCGGCGTGATCGAAACGCGAGCCTCGCGCACCGTCTGCGCCGCGTGGTTGTCACGCGACCACATGATGAGCGCGGTCCCCTTGATCTCGTCCTGCTGTGTGTGCGGCATCGCCAGCCGGTTGCCCGACAGGGCGTTGAGCTGGAAGATGACGTACACGTCCGTCCCGTCCGTCGTGATCGCGCCACCGTCGATGATGCGGATGAAGCCGCGCGAGAGGTTCACGACCTCCCAGTCCGTGTCCTGGTCGTAGACGGTGCCGCTGTCGCCGGACGCCGCGTAGAGCACGGAGCCGGTGATCGTGGTCTCGTCGTACACGGCCTCGGACACGACCACGGCGGTGCTCGTCGTGTACGTCACGGACACGACCGTGAGCGTCTTCGCGTTGCGGAGATCGCTGAGGCCGGTGCGGTACACGACGATCTGATCGCCGGCACTGAGATCGCCGGAGAGGTCCCCGGTGATCGTCAGCGTCTTCGTGGACGCGACGATGTCGGTGAGCACGGCCGTCGTGAGATCCGCCGGGTCGCTCACGACACCCGAGACGGCGTAGAGGTTGAAGAGGTTCGTGAGATCCGTATCGGAGTCGTGGATCTTCACGAGACCGCCGACCTTCGGGACGTCGTGGACCACGGACTTCTGCTCCGCCGTCTGAGTGAAGGCGCTCGGCGGCTCCGCCATCAGCAGCATGGCGAGGTTGTGCATGTTGATGTTCGAGCAGACGATCTCGTACGTCTCGGTGATGCTCGCGATCGCCTCGTCGACGTCGACCTTCAGCCCGCCGTCCGAGTCCTGAAGCGTGAGCTTCTCGACCTCGAGACTGGGGTTCGCCGTCTGGATGACGCCGAGGTCCACGTACGGCTGATCCACGGAGTCGACGGCGTCACGCTGAAAGTACAGCCGCGAACCGACGACCCAGAATTCCTGCGCGCCTGACACGCTCATGTTCGGCCTCCTAGCAGGTAGCCTTGAAGTATACGACGAGTCCCTGGACCTTCAGCGACGCGTCGTGGAACTCCACGAACGGCGCGTCACGATCCACCTTGAACACGACTGGGTCGCCCCCGTCGTCGGTTCGTGCGAGAATGGTGCTGAGAATCCACCGCGCGTCCTCGATCATCTCATCTTCGAGGTCGCTGTCGATCTCGGCGATCTCAGCGGGGTCCGGCATCGGTGCTGCCATTTCCATCGTCACTGCGCACGGCAGCATCTGCGTATCGTTTCGCAGCAGCGAGCCCTCGTCCACCTGGATTGAGATCGCGCGATCCTTGCCGCACTGGTCCCACGGGAACTCGGCCCAGACGATGGCGCCGCGCTTCGCGAAGTACGCGCCGGAGCGCACCTCCTTCGCGAGCGTCTTGAACGTCTCCATCATCGTCTTGAACGAGCTCACCTGAGAACTCCTCTGGTCCAGAATGCGGTGCGGAACTTGCCGACCACGAACTCCGCGAGGTCCTCCATGAGGATCGGAAAGAAGTCGCGGAACCCGTCTCGGAGATAGTGCTTGCCGCGAATGCGAACCTGCTTCACGAGCAGGTAGTAGAGCTTCGCCTTCTTCATGTCAATCGTCCCGTCGTAGCGCTCGGCGGCCTCGAGACTCCTCGCGTCGAAGAGCCCCGCCTTCGCCGTTCCACCCGACGTGAACGGGATCAGCTTCAGCTCAACCGGCGCGTCGCGTGGCGAGTCCCACCGCGGCACACCCGCCGGCGTCTTCGCATGCTTCATGGGGATGGCCAGCGCCTTGCCTGGCTTGGCCTTCACGACCCCGCCCTTCTCCTGGATGCGGGCGTAGTCCTCTGCGGCCGCTCCTCGAAAGACGCCGACTCGCATGGCTGGTGCCTTGCCGAAGCGGACACCCCGCCCCACGATCGACCTAGCCAGCGCCCCGGTCCGTCGCTTGAGCCGCTGACCGCTGAGCATCGTATCCGAGACGTGGCCGGCCGCCTTGGCCGACTCGTGCTCGAAGAACTGGTCCATCACCGTCGTGAACTTGCGCGGACCGAGCGTGCCTTTCAGACGCTCCAACCCGCGCAACGTCTCCTTGCTCATGAAGAGCACGACAGAGTCGGTCACAGCTTGCGGCCCTTCCTCTTCGCCATCATCGCGAAGAACGGGTGAAGCGTCGGATCGTGGAACTTCGTTGTGGCCTTGTTCACCGTCTTCGCCTGGACGCCGGCGGGGATCGCGGCCTCGAACTTGACCTGCGCGATCAGCGCTCGGCGTATCTGCGCGTCTGCGACGTCAGCGCCGCCAGCGTACGTCACGTGAACCTGCTCACCCCACGAACCGCCGCCGATGCGCTCGAGCGTGCGACGCCCTGTCACCTCGTAGTAGTCCGAGTCGAGAGTCGTCCACGCTGTGTCACCGAAGCTGCGTTCCTTGACGGCCGTGATGGACGTGACAGGAATGAGCTCGAGGAACAGCTGCGTCGTGCGCGGCCGTGGTTCGAACACCTGGACGTGCGCGGCGCGGGTGTTCCACAGGAACTTGGTCGTGTCCTCCCAGAGCCCGATGACAGCGTCGCGAATCAGCGGCAACTCGTCCTCGCGGTCCGGGCCCCAGCCCAGCGCTCTGCGCAACTCTGCGGTCGTGATCATGCGAGGTGCTCCGCGATGGCCGGTCGGATGCGAACGTGGAAGATGTCCGTGTGCTGCCACCCACCGTCGATGAGCAACGAGGCCTCGGCCACGTACTCGCCGGTGGTGAGCGCGTCTGCTTGCGTCTGCGTCATGGAGCCCGTGAGCTTGCCCGACCCGACTGCGAGGTCGCCCTCGTCGGTGTCGAGCTCGAGGACGTACGTCGTGGACTCGACGCTGTCCGCAATGCGGAACGAGGCACGCGTTACGCCAGTGAGGTCGAGGTCCTCGTTGTTCTTGTCCGCGATCTCGATCTCGAAGGGTCGCGTCGAGCCGACGACGAGCGTCAGAAGGTCGAGGCTGTCGGTGCTCATTCGCTTCGCTCCTTATCGTGCTTGAGGCGAACCCGCACGACGGACGTGCGCAGGACGACGCGCACGCTTGGCGCGGCACTACGCAGAGGCGGTACCGGATCGGCGGGCGCGTCGCCCTGGCCCGTCCTGTCGCGCGGGTTGTCATTCATCGTGGATCAGCCTAGCTCGCGTAGCGGCAGGCCGAGAAGAGGTAGTCCGTCACCCCGCTGGGCTTCTCGTAGAGATCGAAGATGACGCAGGTCACGCCGACGGGCGCGGCCGTCGCCGCCTCGTTCTGGACCGAGATGCGCAGCGCCTCGTACGTGTCGCTGTCGATGTGGCTCAGCGGCACCGTGCCGAGAAGGACGGCGGACTCGCCGTCGCCGCCGTCGTCGTACAGCGTCTGAAGGAACTCGAGGTCCGAGGTCCCCGCGTAGTCCTGGACGTCGGACCACGTGGTTCCGTCGGAGCGCGCGAGCTGCTGCAGCTTGATGATCAGCGACGTCGTCGCGGGGAGCGCCCCGCAGTTGACCATGACCGCCAGCTGCCGGCCCTTGGTCCACGGCTCCTTGATCGCGGCGCCCACCACGGTCGTGTTGTTCACGACCTGCGAGAGCAGTCCGGCGACGGGGATGGCCGCGTGGAAGAAGTTGTTACCCTTCACTGTGGTCTCCTTGGAGTTGGGAGGTCCCGAGCTAGACGCCCGGCGTGCCCTCGTACCCGTTGACCGTCACGCGGCAATCGCCGACCGCCGAGGCCGCGACTCCCATGACGCTCTTGCCCGTGGCCACCTTCACCGGCGGGTCGAACTTCGCCGAGAAGTGCCCATTCCCGGCGCCCGCCGTGGACGGCAGGCACTGAAGAATGGGGACCGGGGTGGACGCGTTGGACTGGATCGTGATGACCGGGTCCTCGGCGATCGTCTTGTTGTGAACGAGAATGTCCGTCACGTACAGCGCCTTCGTGCTCGCGCTCGGAGCGAGAGCCGCGACGGCGGTCGTGCCGGTGATGTCCGAGGCCGTCATGCCGCTGACGGGGACGGCGTCGGAGGGGAGGCCCTTCTCCTTTCCGATCTGAAGGGCGTTCTTCGCGATCGTCACTGGCGTTCCTCCTGAACTTTGAGTTGCGGTTCAACCTGAGTGAGCTACGCGCTCACCTAGGCGCGGCACTGCGCGTCGGGGCAGAGGATCAGACCGCGCTGCTGCCGCGCCTGAACGTCCGCGTAGATCTTCAGCTTGATGTAGAGGTGGTCGCGGAGGAACCCGGGGCCCTTGCCGCCGTCGTCGTCCACCTCGATGCCGGCCCAGCGGCCGACCACGACGTTGCCCAGGTTGCCGCCGACGACGTCCGTGTACTTCTCGGTCGTCGAGTCGGTGGCGCCGTTGATGGTCTCGCCCGGGACGTTGTCGCTGGGGATCTGCGTCGACTTGCCGAACGGGTGGCCGACGACGTCCTGCAGCTTGGTGTCGCTGAGGTACGGCACGCCGACGAGGTACTGCCCCTCGGTGTCGCCCGAGAAGTTCGGGATGCGCAGACGCTTGAGGTAGTTGATGCCCCGCGGCGAGGTGATCCACGCGTGCGTGGAGTCGAGCGTGATGTCGTCCTCCTCGAGCGCGAGCTCCATCTCGCTGAGGGTGTCGAACGTGAGCTCGGCGCCGTCCCAGTCGCCGAGCGGCGACGAGGCGGCCTCGACCTGGTCGCGGGTGTACACGGTCTTCTGCTCGTTCGAGAAGATCTTGATGTCCCGCATGTGGGCGATGCCGCGTGGCATGTTGTCGCCACCGCGCCCGTACATCACCGTGAAGTCGAGCTTCTTGGCGCACGCGGTGGCCATCTCGTTCCGGATCATCCGCTCGAAGCCGTAGCCCTGGAGCTTGACCATCGAGTCGGTGAGGCGGACCAGAACGCCGAGCTTCTTCGGCGTCATGGTGACGTCGCCCACGTCCGCGACGCTGGCGGCGTAGGCGTCTTCCTCGCCGATCCAGTACGCGATGAGGCCGCCGTCGAACTTCGGGATCTTGACGGTCCCGCCGGTGAGGCCCTCGAGGACGCTCACGCGGGTGTCGCCGTTCCCGTCCAGCGCGATGAACGCCGAGCGGGTGTAGATCGCGCCGATGACCTCGGGGATCACCTGGTCCGGGATGAAGAAGCCGCCGGCCTCGTCGTCACCGGAGGTCTGACCCGCCTTCATGCGGGCCGCCTCGAGCATGATCTCCTTCTCCTTGCCGGCGTCCTTCCACCGGCCGGTGCGAACGCCGATCATCGCCTTGACGACCGAGAAGTCCTCCTCCTCGACGCCCGGGACGTAGACGCCCTTGCGGCTGGTCCGGATCTGCTTGACGAGCAGCTCCTGGGCGGCGCGGAGCTTCTCGATCTCCTCGACGACGCCGGCGATGTTGAGCGCCTCGAGTCCATCGACGGACTCCTTCAGCGCCTTGAGCTTCTCCTGCGTCGCGCTCAGCGACTCGTCGCCGTCGAGAAGACCGTTCACCCGCTGGACGACGGTGGCGACCTGCTCCTCGAGGGTCGTGGGTGCGTTTCCGCTCATCTCAATGTTCTCCTTGTGAGTGAGATGCTCTGTGACTAGCGCTCGGTGACCGGTTCACCAATGCGCTTCGAGAGGTCGTCCATCGCGCGCCGCAGCGCCTCGCTGGTCTCGCCTCCCTCGTGGTCGCCCGCGTCGGAAGACACCGACCTGGACGATCTCTCGATCCGCTCGACACCCGAGCGAATGTCGTTGAGGATGCTGATCTGTTCTTCGAAGCGCTCCTCGAGCGCGTCGAGACGCACGGCAACTTCGGGATCCAGCTCGGCGGGTTCCACCTCCTCGATCTCGGGCTCCGAGTCATCCTCGGGCTCCGGGGAGAAGCTGAGCGTCGTGAGCATCGGGACGTCGAGCTCGTCGTGAACTCGGAAGTCCTCCTGCGGCCACAGCGCACGAGCGAGAGCGACGATGCCTCTCTCGATCTCGACCCAGCGCTCGGCGTCACCCGGACCTCGCGTGAACGTGGACCGCCACGACTCGCGGAGGACGGTGACGTCCGACGGCTTGATCACCCCCTTCGCGCCGGTGAGCGCACGAGCGACATGCGCCCCGGCGTTGCACGGAATCGGACACGTCGAGAACTCGAGGAGATGGTTCTCCTCGAAGATCAGTCCGTACCGCCCGAGACCGAGCTTCTCGCGCTCGGCGTCGTCCGGGTCCGAAACCTGCGTCGCATAGAACCCGACCGACCCGCTCACGAGCAGCCCCGCCTGGACGAGACGGAACACACTGTCAGCGAACGCGCTCTGCTCCTGCGTTGCGAAGAGCTCGAGGAGCCACAGCGCCTTGCCCTTGTAGTCGTCCTCCTTGCGGCCGACGACCTTCCACTGGAGCGCGCGCCCGATGGGCGGCGAGAACCAGTCGTGCGAGTACATCAGCGGCGAGTTCTTGGCGAACTCGTTGAAGTGCCAGACCTGCCGGATGATGTCGCCGTCGCCGTCGACGCGCTCGTCCGACGCCCAGTACGGAAGGACGCGCTCCTCGAGTCCCTCGGTCCACTGGATGCCCAGCGCCTCGGCGAGCTTCTGAAGCGCCTTCGCACTCGGCACCTTCGGCGCCTTGTCGATGCGCCCCACGGTCTTGCGCAGAAGCGCGTGGCCCGACTCTGTGCGACCGTGGAGGCGCACGTGGCCCGGACCCGCCAGCTCCTCGAGCTCACGCAGTCGAGCGACGAGCTCGTCCTGGTCCTCGATCAGTCTCATGCTTCCTCCTAAGCCGGGACCTTCAAGCACCGGCAGTTCATGATCTCGGCGAGCTCCGTGCAGCGTGAGTCGCCAGGGAAGGCCAGCGTACCCTTGCCCGTGTTCGGACCGAGCGAGAGATAGTTGAACTCGCGATCCTGCGGCTCGGCCAGCCCGTACGTGTGATGCGTATCGCGCTCGTGCTCGTCACCCGCTGTGGACCACGCCTCCCTGAGCACGCCCTGCGCGCCGAACATGGCGTCACGGGTCGCGTTCATGTACCCGCCCGCCTCGGTCCGCGCCACGCTCAGAGTCTTGGCCGACGACGCGTTGACGTTGAACACCGACGCGACGCGCTTGCGCAGCTCACTGATGTTGTCACCGGTCTGCGCCCACGCTTCCACCTGCGCGGAGATCCGCTTGCGCAGCGACGCAGACGTGTTGCCCGCGAACAGCGCCTCGCGCTTCTCGAGGACGTCCACGATGAGCGCGTCGTCCGGCGCGAACACCGGGACTCCGAGTTCCTCGATGGTGAACTCGTACGTCTTGCCGAGCGTCGCGTCGTAGAACGGCCTCACCTTCGGGCGCAACCGCTGAGACGTTTCCTGCTCCGTCGGAAGGAACGCGCTGAGATTGCCGTCGCCTTCCTTGAGCAGCGCGCGAATCTGCTTGGCCTTGTTCGCTTCGTCGAAGGCCGCGAGGACAACGCGCTTCTCCTCGCTGTTCCACGAACGCCACCGGGTGCTGAGGTCGTCCTCGGCCGTCTCTTGAACGACCGCGAACTCCTCCCATCGCCTGGCCTTGGCGCGGGCGAGTCGGTGACGGATCAGCTCGAGTGAGTCGCCAGCTCCCACGACGCGATCTTCAGGGGTGTCGAGTGACGTCGTCATGGTAGCAGCAGCGGCACTCTGCTCTGGCTGGTCCGTCACCGTCTCGTCCGCGGGGGTCCAGATCGAGACATCGTCGTTCTCGTACTCCGGAACGCTGAGGCCCACGATGTCGTACGCGACGCGAGGCGGCATGTGGAGTCGCTGGTCCGTCAAGTCCAGCGCGGTCTTGGTCTTCTCCGAGATGCCCACGCGCAGCGCTTCCACGTCGCGAACGTCGTGCATGCCGACGACGTCGTCCGTCTCGTTGTGGAAGAGCGTTGCGTCGAGCGTCGTCTCTTCGAGCTTCATCAGCGGCAGCAGCGTCTTGTCCCAGAAGTTCGCGTCCTGTCCGAGCTGCGTTGCGTAGTTCTGGTCCGGGACGCCGAGGACCGAGCGAGGAACGCCCATCACGGCGAGCACCTCTTCGCGGTCCCACTTCTGCTGCTCGAGGAACTGCATATCCTTCGGGCTCAGTGCGATGCTCGCGTACTTGAACCCGCCGGAGAGAAGAGCCGTGCGACGGGCGTTCTCAGGCCCGCCGTACATGGAGTTCCACTTCGACATGAACTCCTTCTCTTCCTCCTCTTCCATCATCTCGTCGTACATCAGCACGCCGCCCGGGTCGCCACCGTTCTCGATGACCGCCCGGTTATGCGCCTTCGCCAGCATGTCGATCTCGATGCCGAGTGCGACAGCGCCGAGACGCGACAGGCCGCGCAGCGGATCGTCGGGATTCGGGTACTTGAACTGGACCACGTCGCCCAGCGGCAGCGGGACCTTGATGCCCTTGAGACGATGCGGCATGTAGTACGCGCTGCTCATCTCCCAGCCCACGAGCTCGCCGAAACCGCCGTCGCTCAGGATCGGCTTGAAGAGATCGGGACTCAGCGGCCAGATGCGGTCCGGGACATCGCCCGGAAGCATCGGCTCGCCGTTGTCCTTCTCGAGGACCCAGAAGCACTCGCCGCGAACGGAGAGCCAGAGCTCGGTCATCTGAAAGAGCTGCGACCCATGCTGGTGCGGGTTGGGGTGCGCGAGCAGACGCGAGAGCGCGTGATCGTAGTCCGGCTCGAGACCGAGGCTCGCCTTCAGAAAGCGGTGCTCGGCGCTGCGCTGGATGACGCGCTGGACCATCGTGCGCATGGATCCACGACGCAGCCGGAAGCCGCCGCGAGCTTTCGCCCGACGCCTGTTGATCTCATCAGGCGTCTCGCGGAAGACCGTGAACGGCGCCTGTGAGGCGACGACGGCCGTCGTGACCGCCGCCGCCATAACCCAGGCGTGGTTGTTGAACGGGTCCTGTGCTCTGAGCAAGGGAGTCAGGCGAGTGTTCGCCAAGCTCGCATACCACGACTGGAGACCCCGGACCATCGAGCTCTTCCGCCGCACGCTTCTGCGACTCTTGACGCGACCCATCACTGCCTGCTTCTTCATCCCTTGCTCCTACTGATCGTCCTCGTCGTCGTCCTCAGCCACCAGCGCGGCGGCCTTCACGAGCTCGGGTACGATAGCCTTCAGCGCGGCCATCTCATCAGCCGAGGGTTCTCGCTCGGTGTGGCCCACATTGCCCGAGATGATACCGACGTTCACCAGGACTCGGAGCTTACCCAGGTCGATGCGACCCGAGAGCCCCGACGTTGTCTCGAACATGGCGACCAGCCGATCTCGCGCCTCGCGATACTGGAGCTTGAGCGCATCAGCTCGAGTCTGCCAGTCGGGGCTGTACTCCTCGGCGTCCATCAGCCACTTCATCTCCTTGCGGATCATGGCGATCTCTTCGTCACTCTCGAGCATCGCCATGAGTCTGCCGTGCGCCGCCTGCTCTTGCTGCGGCGTCGCGCCCTGGATGAACGCCGTCACGAGTGAGCCGGTCCCGGTGTTCTGACGCTGAGGCGAGACCTTGTTGCTCATCGCGACGTTCTTCTGCCTGCCGGCCGCTCCGTTGTAGCCGCCCGCGACGGGCATGTCGTTCGTGCCGATGTCGCTGGACGCCTTGCCCGACTCCGGGCCCTTGACGGCCGTGTCCGGGTACGCACCCGGCGCGGGCATCGTGGACGCGCAGCCCACGAGGACCAGCGCCATGATCATCACAACGATGAGACGCATGCGTTCCTCCTCCCCTACTCGAGACCGAAGACGTCGAGCAGTGTCTCGACGTCACCGAAGATCGGCCGCATGCCGCGCGGCTTCTGCTCGGGGTCCTTGGTCGTTTCCGCGGCCTCGACCACAGCGGTCGTCGACTCGTCGGAGCCTGCGATGTCTCGTATGTATCCCATCACTTCTTCTCTTCGAGCTTCTCGACGCGGCGCTTGAGCGCCTCGATCTTCAGATCGCGCAACTCAAAGTCGCGTCGAGCGTCGGACGCGCGATAGCGATCGTCCATGCCTTGCTGGATGATCTCACGCAAGTGTCCGATCTCCTGCCGCAGCAGCTTGTTCTCCGCCTTCACCTCGGCCAGCGCTTCGCCCTGCTCGTCGAGCTGCGTGCTCATCGACTCCATGCTCGCCTTCAGCTCTTTGCGCACATCGGCGCTCGAACCCGTTACGCTCGTCCAGATGAACGTGAGACCCAGCGTAACGATGCACCCAAGCGCGATCACGAAGATTCTCTGGGCGACGCTCAAGGCGAGTCCCTCCGCTGCTGCTTTCGTCTGGTCTTGGCCCATGCGATGCTCCCCCGAGTCGTGGGCCTCGCTGTCACCGTGCTCTAGCCGACGGTGATCCTCGGCTTGCGCCTACGCATGCGCCTCATTTGTCCTGCGATCGCCCACTTCATCACCGCATCGTCCTTCGCCCCGGGGTCCGCTTCGAACTTCCCGCTCGGCTGAAGCCGGAAGCTCAGAGCTTCCTCGATGAACTGCTTGTCGTGAACGATCTGACCGCCTTCCTCGATGTCCTCAGCGAGGTCCTCGAGCATGACCGGTCGCGTCTGTGCGTTCGTGGTCCAGCCAGCTCTCGCCTTCTTCACATCTTTCCTGCGATCGAAGTAGTAGAGCGGGCCACCACGGAAGTGCGGCTTCCTGTATCCGAGATCCATGACGCGCATGATGACCGCGTGTCCGTGGTTCTCGCGCTCGACTCCGAGCAATGCGTCGTTGTAGTCGCGGCAGACGCGGACCGCGTGCCCCGCTAGAACGCGTGGCGCGAAGAGCCCGTGGATGGCCGCGACCTGCTCCCCCGTCCTCTTGTCGAGGACCCCCAAGCCAGAGTTGTCACACCCTGGCAGTCCCTCACTCGTATCGCATCCGGCTACGTACTCGCGGCCGACCTCTGGCTCCTTCCATCGGACCTCGTAACCGCCGGGTAGGTGCGACCACGTCCCTTCCTCTTCGGGAAGAGACTCGGCGATGGTGAGCAGCATGTCCGTGTCGAACCAGCAGACGCCCGACGTGATGAAGCAGGTCTCGTCGTCCTCTGGCATCTCCTGCGGAAAGAGCCGCTTGTAAACGCGGACCTTCTCGCGACGGAAGGCGATCTGCGCAAGGTCGAGACCGAACCGCTCCATCAAGTCCTTCTCGCGAGCGCTGAGCGTGTCGAGCAGCTCTTCCTCTGAGTACGTGCCAGGCAACGCGCGGTTCATCGGATCGTCGAACCACCTGAGGAAGAGCGGCGTGAACTCGTTCTCGCCTCGCTTCGCTTCCTGGTACATGCGACAGAAGTGCTCACGTCCCGCGGCCGTCGTCTCGAGGACCACCTCGCCGTAGCTCGCAGCTCCGAGTATGCCAGCGAGCAGGTCCTCAACCTGAGTCTCTTGCCGTGGGCCTCGGCACCACTTCGCGATCTCTGACCCGTGGACGCGACGCAGCGTGTCACCTCGCGCGAAGCCAGAGCCGCCAGCGGTCCCGATGAAGAAGGACGAACCGTTTGCGAACTCAAGAGCGGACTTGGAGTCACCAATGAGCTTCGTGCCCGCCGGGTCCTGTTCGGCCATGAGCCGCGCAATGCGGAAGATACGCTGAGTCGGGTCCTTGTGATGCGCCAGCGTCGCGACCTCTGAGCGGGCCGACGTGACGCACATGCGATAGCTGAGCCCCTGCTCGAGCGTCGTGAAACCACCGCGACGATACTTGAGCAGCAGGTACCACGGCTTGCGGCCCTTCATGACAGCGAGCCGCTTCATCGCCATGTAGCGACGCTGAAGCGCCGAGACGTAGAACGGAACGATCGGCGTGACGCCTGGCTGGCTCAGAGCTATCTCGCGCTGCTTCGGATGCAGCACTGACGGCGGCTTGTCCGACTTGATCCGCAGCCTGTTGATCGCGAACCGTCCGAACGGCTTCTGCGGTGCCGGTCGAGGGACGACGTCCTCTAGCCGCAACCGTCGCGGGGCGAGCGTGGGGTCGTAGCGCTCTGCGTCCAACGCGAGGCCGGGGTACGCGGCGAGGACGTCGTCCAGCGACACGGTCTCGACGGCACACTCGCCGTTCCGCGCCAGTTCGTAGAACCAGTGACCGCGGTCGGCGAGCGTGCCCGAGAGGAGGAGACGCGAGCGTCCCCTGTATTCCGACGCGAGATCGGTCGCTATGCGGTCGCAGACGTCGCCCGTAACGACGTGCGGACGCATGGGAATGCGATCGACTTGAGGACGGGCGCCGCAGACGAGCCACAACCGGCCGCCTGACTTCAGCGTCACCATGTGTGCCTTGGCGTCGCCTGCGTCGCACGTCCAACGTCGCTGAACTCCGAGACCACTCGCGGCGAGCCAGTCGTCCAGCATGACGCGGAGAGACAGCCCGTCCGGAACGAACACAGCTGCCTCACCACCGCTGGCCGCGACCGAGAAGCTAATGGCCAGCGCCATCGCGTCAGTCCGGCAGTCGAGATCAGGACGCAGGCACACAACGTCCTCCCCCATCCGCGCAATGAATCGCAGATGGTTGGGCAACTCGATGCGGAACTGGGTCGACGTTGGCGTCACTTCGCGCTCTGGCTCCTCACGCGTCTCAGCTGACACGTCAGTTGCGTTAGCTCTGCGGTGAGCTGCTGCTCTTCACGTGCGAGCAACTGCCTCACGGTCACCGGCCCGATGTTGACCTCGCCGGTGTTGAGGTCGAAGATCGCGAACTGTGCGAGGTCGTCCTTCGGCTCGCCGAACTCGATGAGGGCGTCGCCCTCTTCCTCGAAGTCCTCGAGCAGATCGGAGAGTGCATCATGTAGTGCATCGACCCGCACACCGCTGAACGCGCTCGCGAGCTCTGCGATGCGTCTCACGTCACTTGGGCTCGGCACGCTTCTTCTTCTCCGCCTTGCGCGCGGTCCCGCCCACTCCGCGCTTCAAAACAGGGACGCCGGCCAAGGCCGCCTTGCGGCGACGCTGCCGGGCGCGACGCTCGTCGGCCTTCATGCCCGTCCCTCCCACGTAGGCGTAGGGTGTCCTGTACGGCCTATTCTCGCAGGGTAGGGCCCTACGCGATGGATACTGCCTGTACCCGCCCCAGGTACGCCCTAGGGCTGGGTACGTGTCGTAGTGATCGTGTGAAGGGCCTAGTGGCCGCGCCCGTCTCACTATCGCCCGGTGTCATGCCGACACCGACCGCTGCGCTACGGCTCAGCAGACCCTTCACTCGACCACGACGACCGTGGTCTTGCTCGGCACCTTCAACTCTTCGAGATCCGTCACGAGCGCATTGAGCAACTCTTCGTCCTCAATGCGCTCTTGAAGGATCTTGACGACCTGCGCGACGACGTACTCTGCGGCGTGTGCGTCGAGCGCTTGCTCGCTGATCACCTTCGAGTGAGCCGTGACCAGCGATGCGACCTGCGACAGCGCCGTTCGCAGCGACGCTGTCGCAGTAGCTCTGAGTCTCCCGAGCTTGGCCTTGTCCGCCGCGAGCTCGGTCGGGGGATCTTCGATGCAGATCTTCTCGAACGACTTCATGGCACGGGCCGCAAGCACACGCGCGACATCCACTTCCTCGGCCAGCGAATTGCGCTCGGCGTTCGCTGCGTCGGTCAGTAGCTCCTTGAGCCGCTTGTTCGCGCGTCGTGAATAGAGGCCCGCCAACTTCTTCTCCTTGTGGTAGGGAAGGTGACCGCCGTGGAAGCGGCAGTAGTGCCTTCCCTTCGTGGCCCAGTTCTTGCACTGCTGTTGCGTCGCGCGGCTCTTTGCTTGACAACGCCGCGGATGACCGTCCGGCGCTGACGCCATCGCGTTCACTGTGCCAGCGAGCGATGGGTCGATGCGGTAGTCGCCGAGCAAAGTCGCTCCTTGTCACAGCGTTGCGAGCTCAGAACGCCGACGCGATGGCCTTCTCGATCTCCTCGTTGCTCATGTCCTCGACGTTCTCGAGGTCGAGCGCGAGGTGAACCACCTGAGCGAGCAGCGCCTCACGCGCCTCGTCCACAGGCTCCTCGACCACCACAGGCTCCTCGACCACCGGAACGACCCGCGTCGCACCGCGCTCGTCCACGATGACCTGCTCGCCCTCGCCCGGCATCACCACGATGTCCCGTGCGTGCGCCGCGACCCGCTCCCCGTCGACCTCGGCCAGCCACTCGTCGCGTCCGCACGATCGGATGAGCCGCCCGCGCATCACGTCACGGATGACGACGTTGCGTCCCGCCACCAGGTCCTGTCTCTTCGTCACCATTGGAAAACTCCAGGTCAGTCCACGCGTATCATTATACCATGTGGACCGTCAATGTCCACAGTTACTGCCTGGCCCCACTTGGGGCCACCCTGTCCCCGTCTTCGAGTTCCACGCCGGCCTCTCGAAGCACGGTGAAGATTGTCTGCACTGCCTCAGCTTGAAGCCTGATGCGTTCGCCCGCCTCGAGCTTGCGCTGCCAGCCTCGACTCCATCCGGCGCGACGCGCGAACTCTGCTTGCGGTATGCCCGCAGCCTCACGCGCCAGCACCAGCGTGTGCGGCTCGATGTGGTACCGCACTTCCTCGAAGGAGACGAGACTCGAAGCTATCGTCACCTTCTTCTCGCCGCGCTCACGCATGCGGAAGAAGCACGACCGGCAGACCGCGCTCTCGCCGTCGTTCCGCAACACCCATGAGCGCGACCTCAGCACGATGTCGCCGCACCCCGGGCAGCGCATACCCTGGCAGAGGCGGCGTATCGCACGCATCCGTGCTGCCAGCCTGTCGCTGCTTCTCAAGAGCGCGACGTCCGCGGGATCCTCCCAGTCACAGCGTCGCAGAATGTCGCGTTGCTCTTGCGCCTCTGCCTTCGCGATCGCGTCCAGTATCTCGCGTTCCTCGCTCATTCCTCCCGGGCTCCAAAATCAGGTGGCCCCACGTGGGGCCAGGGGTAACTGGTATGTGCGCCTGCCGCGCTCCCAGGCCTCTCCTCCCGGAAAGCTAGGAATAACAGTACCTGGGTCAGTGTAGGTCTTTATCTATCAGGTGGTTAGGGCGTTTCGATAGGGTAGGGGCTACCAGCCGCAGACGCATTTGCCAGTTACCCATGGCCCCACGTGGGGCCACCTGCGACCCGTCGAAACGCTCTAAGTCCTGTACTGGTAGAGACTTGACCCGCATGGCCCCACATGGGGCCACCGAGCCAGTCCCCTATTCTACCCGCACTATGCCGCGGGTTTGCCGTGTAGCACGTCTGTATGGCCGCAGGGCTACAGGCCACGCCCTGACACGATAGTTACTATTCGCCTAGCCTTTGCGTGCAATGGAGGACGATACAGCGGCCTATGTCGCTTGGCGTCTCGTCCGCCAGGCACCGGGTGAGGATCGCCGCGTCCTCGTCGTCCTGCTCGTACGCGATGAGCATCCCGTCCCGCTCCTCGAGAATGAGGACCGGCGTGCCTCGTCTCGACAGCTCGCGGAACACGCGCCTCTGAGTTCCGCTGAGCTGCCCGCCGCCGGCCTTCAACTCGATCCACACCCCGCGAGGAATCCGCGAGTGCGCCACGAAGAAGTCCGGCCACCCTGGCGCTTGCTCGCGATGACCGTGAAGCTTGAGCGAGTACGCGTTCACTCGCTTCAGTGCCTCGCGAACAAGCGCCGTCAACCCACCTGGCCCGTTCTCTCTCATGAGCGCATGAACTCGTCCACGACCTCGGCGCAGCGGTCGGCCGACCACACCACGGCGTTGAGCGCATCGCGTTGCGCCTGCCAGAGCGCGTGCGGTTCCGGATGCGCCTCGACCTCCTGCGGCGTGACGAGGTACGCATCACCGAAGATCGCGGCCTCGTCCGGATGGCACACGACCACGTTACCGCTGTCGCTCGCGAGAACGTAGCGGTGACGCCACCAGCCACTGCCCATGAGCGGGCGCTCGGGGACGACGTAGCCCACGGTTCGCTGCATCTTCTCGATGAGCTCGTCCTGCGGAATGAACTCCTTGTCGTTGTCGAGGTCGACGCCGTTCGGCAGGTCGCGGACGCGTCCGTGATGGACGATCGGCCACGTGCCCGCCCACGGCGTCTTGCGGTTCTTGCTCTTCTCGTAGCGGTACAGCGATGCCCAGATCCACGCACGCTCACGCGGCCAGGGGTACGGCGCCCACCTCGGAGTGAAGTTGGACGGGTCCGCGCACGTCACCGGACCGGGGACCTTCAGCTTGTACGGCACGCCGTCGCCGTGCGTCGCGACGAGCATCGGTCGCTTCCACCGCGGCTTCGCGAACTCCTTGAGCACCTTCATGACGGCGTCCTGGTGATCGCGGTAGAGCAGCGTATTGCCCGGCCGACCGTCCATCGTGTACAGGCGCATGGGCGACCAGCGTGCGACGCGGAAGCCAGAGTGCGCCTGCGTGATCTGCCAGTCGTCGCAGAAGAGCTTCGCGTCCGGCCGGTCGAGCAAGGCGTACAGTGCGCTGCTCGCGTGCCTCGCAGTCATGGAGTTGATCTGTCCGATCCCGACGAGGACGGCATCGTACTCGCCGAGGTCCTCGTTGACAGCGATCACGCGGTGATCCACTTCCCACCCCGCGTGCTCGAGTGCGCTGCGCCAGCCGTCACCCGCGACCGTGATGCCGCGAGCCTGCCGACCGCATTGCGTCGGTGTCATGCCAGTGATGAGCGCTTTCATCGTCCGAGTACCTCCACGATCTTCGAGCAGTGCGGGCAGGCCCACGTGTCGTGCTTCCCGTCCTCCGGCGAGGACCTCTTCCATCCGAGGCGGACCAGCGCCGCCTTGTCCGGCGTCACGGCAGCGATCTCGCACCGCGCGGTTGCGTTGACGGCGCAGATGATCTGGCCCTTGCTCTGCGCCTTGGCCTTCTTCTTCGGGAGCCTCACTTCGAGAACTCCTTGTCCAGGTGACACAGCTCGACGCGCGCGCCGCCCGTCCCGATGAACCGCCGATGCTTACCGTCCGGCGTCACGATGAGCGGGCACTCGTCGCACACGTAGCCGCCGTCATGCGGGCACTCCCACTCCGGCGCGCCCTCCTCGTCGCCGCGGCGCATGAGGCGCTGCACGACGTTGACGAGCGCATTCGCGCGAGCCGTCTGCGAGTCGAGGCGATCACGTGGTACGAGCTGGTCTTTCTCTTCCTGCGTCAGAACGTACATCACTTCGAGTCCCTCCTCTCGGCCGCATACTGATCCGCGGCAGCTACGATCTGCGTGAAGCGCAAGCGCCAGCCTGTGTCGGTGGGCATGCGCTCGATGACACCATTTGCGAAACCGACCCGCGCGTCGCACGCCAGCTCTTCATCCCCCGTCGCAGCGAAGATCATCGCGTGCGCCAGCGAGTACTGCGCAAGGCGATCACTCCCGGTGCCCCACTCGAACGGGATGTAACATCCGCCGCCGTAGAGCGCAGGCACCGGGAGCTCCATCATCGTCACCGACCCGTCGGGCTTCTCGATCTCGACAGCGACCTCGAAGGTCTGACCGTCTGGGTCGATGGCGCCAACGACTCGCGTCACTGGCCGTCGCGGTCGACGCATAGCAGCACGCGCTCACCCTTCTGCGCTGCGCGAATGTACGGACGGCACCAGTACTTCCACGCCTCTGCGAACTCGCGCGTCCCGCGGTCCGCGTCCGGTAGGAAGACCACGAACAGCTCGTGGCTCTTTGCGCTCGCGTCTGCTATGGCCGCAGGCCCCACGTCGCTCGGACGTATCGGGTGACCGATCTTGAAGCCCGCGAGCACCGTCTTGTCGATGAACTCGAGCGTCGCTCCACGCACGCCGTCCGGCCCATCGACCACGATGCGGTCGCAAACCATGAGGCAGCCCTCGCGGATCTCACGTCCGAGTCGATCCACCTGCGCCTGACTCAGAGGCATCGCAGTCGCGACGATGGCGCCCATCTGGCCGATGTCGTGAACATCAAGCATCAGGCACCTCAACGTCGTCGAAGAGAACGGGAACGATGGTCTTGACCTCTTCGAGCAAGGGCACCATGACCTGCCGCATCTGCGGGTGCGCGGCCTTCGCCACGCGGAGACCGAAGATCGTTCGCCACTCACGGAAGTTGGCGCCGACCACGATCTCGGTCTTCGTGCTGTTCGGCAGAACGCTGCGCGCCTGCTGCGGCGTCCAACCTCCGCGGAGCAAGGCGAGGTAGTCGGACTCCGCTCTCGACATGGCGTGCCGCCAGCGACCACTTGCCGACGTGGAACCGCCCTGGTCTAGCCACGGCGGTCGGATGAACGTGACACCGCCGCTGTAGTTACAGAAGCGCGTCGACTCCTGCGCGAACGAGCAGAGGCGGTGGCGGACCAGCTCGTGGCTGACGCCGCGGTCGACGATGAACCGCACGACCACCAACCCGAACTCGAGCATCGCGTGATGCCCGCGCTTGATGAGATGACGCGTCAGCTTCTCGGCAGTACCGGGCGCGATGCGGGCCTCGGACTTGTAGCACGTACGGGCCGCGCGCTCGATGAGAGCGAGGGGCGACTGAACGGGGTCATCGTCACACTCCGTGCCGGTGACGTACTCGATCTGGTAGCTCGGCTCGATGACATTCATCCGAGCACCTCGGCGATGTTCTCGAGCAGCTGATCGCGCGGCGCGCCATGCTGAATCTTCGTTCGCAGCGTGCTGAGCATGTCCCACGCCGTCGACTTCGCAGACCGCAGCTGGCGCGCCCGCTCGATGATGTGCTGCTGGTCTTCGCACTCGATGATCCTCGCGACGGTGCTGAGGTCCTCGACCGCGGCGTCGCGCTCACGCCGACGACGACTGAGGGTGCGATTCGCCGAGCGCAGCCTATCACGGGTCTCGACCAGCTCGCGAAGACGCGGCTCGCTTCGCGCCAGCCACTGGTCCAGCTGTACCGCGTGAAGCGTCTCGACGGGCATGTCCTCGAAGCCGAGCGCGGCGATGACACTGCGGAACACCCGGTACACGGCGTCGCGCCGTTCCTTGTACTTGTTCCGCTGCTCGCGCGCAGCCTCGAGATCGTTGTAGTTGCGCCTGACGCCGACTCCGAGTCCGGTGTTGTACGCGCCCTTCAGCGCAGCCTTGACGTCGGTGATCTGACCCGTGACGACCCTCGCGAGCTCGTGAAGCGCCTCACCGGCGTACGCTTTCTCGTCGGCGCCGAAGTCATCGCGAAGCGAGAGCTGATGTCTGACGCCCGCGACCCACGCGTCGAGCAACGCGAGCTGCGCGCGCTCCCGCAACTCGAGCGCGATCATCTTGTCGATGCCGTACTGCGGCGCAGCGTCGGCAGCGCTATTCATGATGTCGTTGATCACGCTCACGCGCCAGTCGCTGTTGCGATACCGCGACAGCGGCAGCTCCTCGCCGCGCTTCTCAACCACGGGCAGGTCGACACGCTCTGCCATCGGCTGCTTGCGCCCGTCTCCCGTGGACGCGATGGCCGCGCGCTGGCAGTCGTGGCACCAGTGCTCGCCGTTGACCAGCTGTGGCTGAACGAACACGGAAAGGGTGCGCCCGTTGCGAGTGCGGTGCTCGGCCTTCAGCACGCCCTCGACGTGCGAACCGAGCTTCTTCCCACACCCGTCACAGTAGTAGGTACAGCTCATCACTTCCTCCTCTCTCGATCCATCCTCGCCGCGCGAACTCCGAGTACAAACCCGATGAGCCCGCCTACGAGTGCGACGAAGAGCTCTAGCACTGGACGAACGTGGCGCCAGGCGCCCCGCCGTAGATGACGTACCCGTACTTGATGTTCCGCCCACGACCCACGGTCGCGGCGCGGTACGATGAGTGCGGCTTGTACGGCCTGTCATGAACGGTGACGAGCCGCGTGCCGAGACCCGGCACGAAAGCCTCGACGAGATAAGCCTCGGTGGGCTGCGGCTCGCCTTGCTTCCGAATATGCAGCTTACCCATGCAGTTCCCTCCACATCGCGAGCGCGACGCGGGCGGCCGCTTCGATGGTCTCGCCGCTGAGCAGCTCCTCGACGTCGACCGTCAGCTCGGCTCGCGTGTCTTCGAAGTCGATGCGATACGCGTACCTCATGTTAGACCAGCCATGCGAGAACTCGCACCCGTCGTCCTTCAAACGGGCGAGGCAGATCTGAAGGTGCAGCAGGTTCATGTCCGGTCGGAAGAACCCACGCTGCGGAATCTGCGCAGCGCCCGTGGCGCGATGGAGGCCCGTCGGCGAGCCGAGTCGCCACCACATGGTGTGGCGCTCATGCCAGCCAAGAACCTCCGTCGCGAGGGCGTCACACAGATCGTTCATCGAGCTCCTCCAAGACGTGGCGCAGCTTCTTCGCGACCTGTATCATGACGTCGCAACTCCGAGTATCAGAGATGTAGATCCGGGCCGCGTGCTCGCCGAGCGGGCCGCTCGTGGGTATCTCTTCACCGATGGCGCACGGCACCGGGATCTCGGTGAAGGTGATGCACGGCCCGTGGTCCTTCGAGACAGCGATCCCGACGAGTACGGTCCCGTTGCCCAGCTGGATCTCGAGCATGCTCAGTCCTCCTTGATGTACACGATGCGGTCGATGGAGTAGTGATCAGCGGCGAGCTTCAGGTCTTTAGCGGCGAGCCACGCCTCGTCCTCAGCGTTACGCGAGCAAACGCGAGGAACCTGTACGTACGCCGGCAGCGACGCGCGCACCTTCGTAACACGGTCCCGGTCTTCGCCGCCCGTCAGCACCGCGACGTACTCGTGGTACCGCTGGCTCTCCTCCAGGCACTGACGTTGGAGTCGCTGGTGCCTCTTCACCCGCATGCGATACAGCGTCGCGAGGATGAGCAGCGCCAGGATGTAGCAGGCGTGAGTGATCACAGGTCCCTCCCGTCACACTCGCTGGCGCTCTTGTCGTCACGCCAGCGCATGAACCTCGGAAAGAGCAGCGAGCCAGCGGCGGCGCGTCGCTCGTACGCGATCTCGCACACCTGGCCGACGAGACCGGTGCGCACCTTCCAGAGAGCCTTGCGGTCCTCGAGCGTGAAGCCCGATCCCACGCGCACGATCTCAGCGTCGCCGATGCCGCAGACGAGGCCGCCGAGCAGCCCGCCGTGATCGTGCTCGTACGTGCTGAGCACCACGAGGTCCGCCGTGAGCGTGGGCTTGAGCTTGGTCCAGCCGAAGCAAACTCCGAGCTTGAGCACGACGCCTTCCCACCCGTGGTCGTTCGCGAACTCGAGCAGCTGCTCGCGCGTGGCCAGACGCGGCGCGACGCGTGGGCACTCGAGGCCGAGGTCGGCCATGCGCTTGCGCCAGCTCATGAGCTTCGACGCGATGGTGAGCTTCCCGTCCCAGAACAGCGGCGCGAGCGGCGTGAGCTGCCAGCCTTCGCCGCTCGCGATCGCTGCCGGGACGTCGCCGCTGCGATTGACTCCGGGTATGTGGGCCTCACACACCAGCGCCGACTCGAGCGGCATCCGGTCCGTCGCGTACGTGAGACCGTCCAGACGACGCGCGGACGGCCAGTGGTCGATGTAGCTCTTGCGACCCCTGAGCGCGATCTCGTTCGCTCCGGTCTTCGTGAGCAGCATGCGACGCCCGTCGAGCTTCTGCTCGGCGTAGAGCCAGCGTGGCGGCTCGTCGTCGGGCCGCCACGTGGCCACGGGAGGGACGGACGCGACGAGAGTGTTGTGGCTAGGTAGCAGATTCATCGACGGTCTCCCCCTCGATCATACGCTCGAGCACGTGGATGGCCAGGAGCAGCTGTCTACGGGCCCACAGCCTACCCTGTGGCGTCATTCGACTCATCACCCGCGTCGATGGCAGGCGTGGCCCCACGGCCAGGGTATGCAGCCTCTTGCCAGTCCCGCCGAAGAACACGTCGAGCCGTCGCCACCGCTTGTCGTGCCCGTTGCGGAGGCGGGCGATGTGCGCCAGCTCATGAGCCACGGTCGGGACGAGACCGTGCTCGTTCCGATGCAGCGCGAAGATCGCCCAACTCAGCGTCACGACGGGGCGATCCGGCGGGTCCTCGAAGGAGCGCATGCGCTCCCGAAGATTCGCGAGCCCCTCGGGCGAGTAGGACGGGTCCTCTGCCGCGCCACGCATCACAGCGACCGCGGGCGACATGTTGTGCCACGCGTGGCCCGCGTGCGTGCGGTGCTCGTCCCACGCGAACTCGGTGTTCGCGACGCGGGCGGCGAGGCGCTTGAGCCCGTGCTCCCGGAGGAGGCGGGCGATACGCGCCCGCTCCTCCAGTGCCAGCGCCATGAGTCGTTCCTTGCGGGTCATCGGACCGCTCGCGTTGCTGCGCCCGTCGAGACGCCGCCCGCGCGCAGCGCTTCGTACGCGGACTCGAACGGACCCTCGACCGCCCCGCCCTCGATGCCGTGCCAGTACCAGCCCTGCTCGCGCGACTCGGCGACGATGCCCTCGGCCTCGACCGTGTCGCCCAGCTCGAAGGCCTCCGCGTTCTCAGCGGCGAGCTCGAGCTCGAGCTTCCGGAGCTGGCGCCTCAGGCGCAGCGCCTTGGCCTTGCGCGAGTCGCCCTTCGCCACGCGCGTCTTCCCGCCGCGGCGGTACACGACGGCGCGCGGGTCGCGCTCGAGCTGCCGGACGATGCTCGCCTGGTCCGCGACCTTCGCCTCGTACCTCGGCACCTCGTCGGCGGCGCGGCGCACCTCGTCGCGAAGGCGCTCGACCTCCCCGAAGAGCCGCGAGATCTCTCGCATGAGCGCCGAGATCTGCGGCCGGTTCTCCGTGTCACGCGCTCTCGTGTAGTGAAGGCGCAGCGCGTTGAACACCCGGAGGTCCTCGCGCGCATCCTCGAGAGCGGTCAAGTCTCTACCCCGTCGGCTCATCACATCTCCTATCGCTGTTCGACCCCAGGAAGGTGCGGCCCGGCGAGTGAACCCGCCGGGCCGCGTGGTACCGGTGAGCGAGGCTAGTCCTCGTCCTCGTCCAGCTCGATGCCCTCGGCCTCGAGCTCGGCCTCGAGCGCGGCGAGCTGCGCCTTGAGGCGCTCGGCGCGCCGGATCTTCTTCTGGGTCGGGTCGACGCCCTTCTCGGCCTCCTCGGCCTTCGCGAGCAGGTCGTCCTTCCGGAGCTTCATCTTGTCGATGCTCAGGTCGACCTTGCGGGCCTGGAAGCGGAGGAAGGTGGCGCGGTCCTTGAAGTCCTTCCGGCCGAGGTTCTCGTGGTCCGGCGTCCAGTTGAACGGGACGGCGGTGAGGACCTCGCGGGCCTCGTCGTCCTCGCCGATGGTCTCGAGCGCGATCGCCGCGCCCTTCTCGTCGGTGGCGTCCGCGAAGGGGAACTCGGTCTTCGCCGGCTTCTCCTTCTTCTCGACCTCGGTGGCCTCGGGCTTCGCCTTGCCGACCTTGACCGTCTCGTCCTTCTTCGTGCTCTTGCGGGCCATGTCACGTCTCCTCACTCTCTGCGTCTTCCTGCGGAGGGCCGCGGGTCTCTTGCCCGCGCCGTCCCGTCCGCGTTCACTTGTCATGCGTACATTATACCGAGACCGCGTCGCCCGGTACACTTCTATTTCCGGCAGTTCTCAAAAAATCTCTCGACGAGTTCCATCACGAGCTCGACCACGGCACCGACCCCTGTGACAGCCATGAGGGCCAGGGCGAGGAGGGCCATGCTATTCATCGGACACCTCGGTGCCCGACGAGGAAGGACGACCCAGGGGCTGTCCGCAGCCAGGGCAGTGGTCGATGGCCAGGACGTAGCAGCTGCCACAGCAGCCGACGACCTGCCACCTGCCGTCGGCGTCGGTCTCGACCTTCCCGGCGACGAGCCAGTGCGCCAGCTCCTCGCAACACGTCACGACGCCCAACTCGAAGTCGCGCCGACTCACCGTCCGCATGAGGCCGGTGCGTCGGTCGACGGCGACGAACACCGACTCGCCGACGCCCGCGATCACCGCCTCGACGAGCCACGCGTCGGCCGTGAAGTTGAGGCGCGTCGCGTAGCAGTGCTGCGGCTCGAGGTGCGTCCGCACGAGCGAGACCAGGTCGTCGTAGTCGCGCGCGCTCATGACAGCCTCACCAGGTCGGCTCGGTGAGCGAACCCGCCGGTGACGGGGCCCAGCGGGTGGACGGCTACCGCCCAGCGGGTCCGGCAACCACGGCAGGTACGACGCACGTGGGCGGGCGCGTGCTCGCCCACGTCGATCCGCGCGAGCTGCCGACCGCATGCGCAGCGTGTTGCGACGGAGAGGATCATGACAGCCTCGGAGCGCAGTGCGCCTCGACGACCTGGAGGTACGCGAGCTCGTCCGTGAAGTGAACCCACTTGCTCGAGGTCCGCTCCTCGGCCTCGACGATGAGCACACCGAGCGAGTCGAAGCCGTACGTGCCGGCGATGACGCGCGCCTCGTAGCGGGCGGTCCCATGATGCGAGACGCTGCGCCCGAACTCCGAGTCGCGCTCGTCCATCTCCAGGTACTCGCGGGTGTTGCGGAAGATGTCGCTGAGCGCGCGGCTCAGGTTGTCGTCCGACCGACGCAGGCGCGTGGTGGTGCGGCGCGTCGCGCTCACGATTCGCATGACGTTGACGAACGCGATGAGCCGCGCGTGACGCTCGTCGCGAGCGACGGCGAACGCCGACCCGTCCACCGAGACGTAGAGGCCGCCCGGCCCGAAGAGAGCCGTGACCGAGACGCCGTTCACCTCCTCGGTGAGGCCGTTCCAGTCGTGAAGCTTCGCGTCGCGGCACATGCGAGTGAGCTGCTCGAAGGTGGTCATGATCGTCTCCTGTTCCTTGCCGGCGGGGCGCCGCGTGGGCGCCCCGCGTGAGCGTTCCGTTCTAGGCCTCGACGTCCGCGTCGAAGGCCGCCCAGGTCTTGACCTCGCCCTTGCGCTCGCCCGGACCGTACGCCATCTCGGCCTTCCCGGCGCGGACCAGCGCGTCGAGCGCCTTGCCGACCCGGTTCGTCTGGTCGCGGACGCTGAGGAAGTCGAAGCCGTCGAGGCCGTTGCGCGTCGCGGCGAGCTCGACGATCCAGCGGCGCATCTGCGCGAGGGTGAACCAGCGGCGCGACCACGCGTGGTCGATGTGCTCGCGGGCGCCGCCGCCCTGCTTGGTGGCCTCGGCGTCGAGCCGCGCCATCTCGAGGGCGCGCTCGAGCTCCTCCTCGACGACCCGCTCGAGCGGCGCGTCGTAGCTGTCGAGGCGCGAGGCGCGCAGCTCGAGGCGGCTCACCTCGTCGGCAACGAGCTCGGCCCGCTTGTCCTCGGTGATCGTCCCGTTCTCGACGAGGATGTCGAGGCTGCGGAGGTAGGTCTTGCTGAGGCGGATGTTGCTGAGGTTGGCGGTGTTCGTGGTCATCGGTCTGCTCCTGTTCGGTTCTGTACGGCCCGTGGTTTCAATCGACTGTTCGAATTCTAGCGTTCGTGGTGCGCCCCGTCCACTACTCTTTTCAAAGTTTCTCAGTTTGCCGGGCGCCCCTCGTGGAGGCGCCCGGCGTCCGGCGTGCTAGACCTTGTTCTCGCGAACGGCGTCGGCCAGGTTGCCGCGGAGGCAGACACCGCTGTCCGTCGTGACGCAGAAACGGAAGGTCGGCTCGAGCGCCGCCCCGTTCTCGAGGACGAGCAGCAGCGCCGCAGCGCGGACAGCGTCGTGCACCGTGTTCATCTCGTGGATGCGAACGGCCTTCGAGAACCGGCAGCTCTTCTCGGTCCCGAACTCCACCAGCCAGGTGTACCAGCCACTGCCATTGGTCGCGGTCGCGTTCTTGGTCATCGTCGTCTCCTGTTCGTGTTTCACTTCTACTGTTGCTAGTGTAGCGTTGCGACCACGACCCGTCCACAGCAAACTCAGAGTTAACTGAGATTTTCTCCGAGGGCCTTGAACGTCTCGATGTTGCTCAGCGCGGGGTCGCTGAAGTCCCCGTACGCCTCGAGGTTCTGAAGGACGCTCGCGGCCATGTCGCGTACGCCGTCGCTGAAGCAGTTGCCGAACACGGCGCGGAACGACGCGGTGCTCACGCGGTAACTGCGGCGGTCCTTCCGCATGCGGTGCACGATCTCGACGCCGGCGCCGTACTTGAACAGGCACAGCGTCGCGAGCACGTCGTCCGCGACCTCGCGCACGGTCGCGTTCACGCTCGCGACGTTGAACACGCCGCTGGCGCGTCCCTCGATCGCACGCACGTACGCACGCACGGCGTCGCGGACGCTGAGTAGCGGACGCCACGTCGTGGCGTCGTTGATGTAGATGACGCCCTCGGTGAGCGCGGACTTGATCATCGCGTTCACGATGAGGTCCGCACGCGGGCGCGGGCTGTGACCACAGACGGTTCCCTTCCGCAGCGCGACGACTTCGAACTCTCCGTCGCACAGCATCCGAGAAACGCCGGCCTCGCCCTGAAGCTTCGCGATGCCGTACGGGTAGTCGCAGTCGATGGTGCCGCTCTCGGTCTGCTCCTCGTCGGGCGCCCACCCGTACACGGAGCAGCTCGAGGCGTAGACGAAGCGACGCACGCCGATGCCACGCGCGAGAAACGCGAGCAGCGCAGGGAGCGCGGCGTTGTACTTGAAGTTCAGAGCCGGGCTGAACTCGGCCATCGGGTCGTTCGACAGGCCGGCCAGGAACACGACGACGTCCGCATTCTCGAAGTCGTCGCCGCAGCAGTCGAAGAGCTCTTGCTTCACGTCCGTGACGTCGCTCGGCATCGCGCGCCCGAACCAGAAGAGGTCGAGCACCGTGACGTCGTGGCCGCGTTGGACGAGCTCGGGCGCCAGCGCCGAGCCGATGAAGCCCCCACCTCCGCAGAGTACGATGCGCATCACACACGTCCTTCCTCGTTGAGCTCGAGCCATCGGTCGACGTCGAGCGTGGTGTCATACGGAACAGCGAACGGCATGTCGAAGCGAGTGACTTGCTCCGGCGCCGCGCCTTGCTCCCGCGCGAACGCCAGGACGGAGCGGCCCTCGTAGTGGCCCACGTGCAGGACTCCGGACACGTCCGAGTCGATGAGTCGCGACAGCGCGTCTGCGAACACGCTCACCGCGACCCGCGACGTGAGCTGATCGTAGAACGCCTTCTCGTACGGGAACTCGTCCGGTCCGAACGAGGTGCGGATGATGAGGCTGCCCGGACAGAGACGAGCGGCGCACTCACCTCCGAGTTTCGACCACGCGTACCAGTTGACGGGGTACACGGGATCGTCCTCGGCGTACGGTCCTCGCGTGCCACGGAAGACGTAGTCCGTCGAGATGTAGATGAGGCGCAGCTTCCGCGCCGCGCACAGCGCGGCCACGTGCGCGGTGCCCGCCACGTTGACCTCGATCGCCCGGGCAGGGTCAGCGTCTACCCGTGGTGGGGACGTAAAGGCCCCTGCGTGGACGATACAGGACAGGCTAAGGGCCTCCACGTAGTTTCGCATTGCCGACGGGCGGGTTACATCGAACGCGCCCCTAGGCGGGTACCTGAGGCCGGGGCGCCTGGCTCGCATGGCGGCGCCCAAGAGGCCCGAGCCGCCGGTGAAGAGGACGCTGGCGTCGCGGGTCATCGGAGGTCCTCATACAGGAAGTTCATCGACCGCTCGTCGGCCAGCCACTCTTGCGCCGAGTAGCCGTCGCGGTCCTTCATCGAGATGGTCGGGCACGCGCGCACGACCTCGAGCACGGCGGGGTCGCAGAGGGACCAGTCGAGGTCCGTCCCGAGTGGCGACAGGCAGGCCTCCGTCTCTTGCGAGTACTCGCCCGTGCACAGGTACTGAATGCGCGTGCGGACCGGGAACGCGTTCCCGTGTGCGAAACCCGGCGGGACCCAGATCCATCCGCTGCCAGGGAGCATGCGGACCATCTGGACCACGCCGTACGTCGGCGAGTTGACGCGGATGTCGCACACGATGTCGACCATGTACCCGTCGATCACGCGAACGAGCTTGCCCATGAAGGGCGCCCACTGAAAGTGGAGACCTCGGAGTACGCCCGCGTGCGACAGCGACTCGTTCATCTGGACGATGGGCGCGCCGACGACGTCGGCCATCTGGCTGGCGCGGAACGGCTCGGCGAAGTACCCGCGCTCGTCGTCGAAGCGACCGTACTTGACGAGCTTCACTCCCTCGAAGGGGGCGACGCTCGCAACTCTGAGTTGATGCATGCTTCCTCCTCTCGACATTGCGGATACGCAATGTGTACTTTACCTGCGAAAGAGCGGGGACCCGAAGGTCCCCGCGTGATCGACTCAGTCGTAGTACCCGTTCTCCTTCTCCCACTGCTCCCACCGGTCGATGTCCGCCTGGACCTGCTCCTCGGTCCGCGCGGCGCTCTGCGGCTCCGGGTCGCGCGGGTGCGTGCCCGCCGCCTGCGCCGCGCTGAGCGCGAGGAACTCCTCGCGGGTGATGTAGCGCGGGTGCTCATCGACGAGCTCGCTCCCATCGTGGTCGAGCAGCCACACGGTCTCAGCGTGCTCCGGGCCCCACCACATCTTGACCTGGAGCGGCTGGCGCGGGTCGGGCAGAGCCTTGAGACCGACGATCCAGTTCTCGGCCCGCTGGCGCGAGGTGCGGAAGGTGTGCACGGCGGTCCGCGCGTTCATCACGCGGCGCCCTTCGATGATGGGCGCGGACGAGCAACCCTCGAGACGTCGCCCGTGCATCGAATGGCTCTTGAGCTCCTCGCCGGTCCGCGCGTCGCGGATGTAGATCCTGCCGCTCATCTCTACTTTCCCTTCACCATCGTGCGGACCATGGTACGCGCCTCGACCTGCTCGGTGAGGACGGCGCACAGGCGGTCGACCTCCGTGGCGCGGGTCTGGCAGACGCCCAGGCTGTTGACGGTCCCGCGAACCACCTGCTCGGCGTTGAGCGCGTCCTCGAGACGCTGCGCCTCGCGCTGAAGGTGCTCGGCCAGGTCGCGCATGTTGCGCAGCAGCTCGGCGCCCGTGCGCTGAACGGTCTGCTCGACGGCCTGGGCGTAGTACTCGGCCGCGGCGCCCGTGCGCCGCGTCGTACGCTCGGGCAGGCCGAGCTTGAAGCGGAGGGCGTTCTCGGCGGCGAGCGCCGAGTCGAAGGCGGCGCTGCGGCCGCCGGCGTCGACGCGGGTCCGGCCGAGCTCGTCGCGCCACACCTTGACGGTGAGGTCATCGACGGCGAACTCGACGATGTCGCCCGTGTCCGTGTGACGGTTGAAGTTCTCGACCAGCGTCACGGCTCTCGTCTGCGAAGCGTTCATCGTAGTCTCCTGTTCCTGGTTCACTACTCGACCCAAAGGTTGCCGTCAGCGTCGACGTCGATGTTGGTGCGATGGTTCATCCCCAGCTCGGCCGCAGCCGAGTCCAGTCGCTCGCGCAGCGCGGCCTTCGTGAGCGACACGTGTACCGAGTCCTCCTCGAAGAGGCGGACAGCGGCGTCGATGAAGATGCCCGGCTTCTTCAGCGCGGCGTACGCCTCGCGAATCGTGATTCCGAACTTCATGGCTGGCTCCTGTTCGTGGTTCCGTGCGGCCGTGGTTTCAATCGACTGTTGCTAGTGTACGCTTGCGGCCACGACCCGTCCACAACCTTCTGAGAAATTTCTCAGTCAGCCGGGCGCCCCTCGTGGAGGCGCCCGGCGCGCAGCTCTAGCAGGTGAGGTCGGAAACGTTGGCGAAGAAGGCGTCGTCCTCGGAGGTGCCCGCCCGCTTGAGGCAGATGAGCGTGTCGGCCGTCGGCTCCTCGCCTTCGATGATCGCGTGGACGAGGGCGCGTCGCATCCACTCGTTGATGGCCAAGGTCTTCGGCGCCTTGAAGGTGACGTCCGTCTCGCCGACGAGCGCCTCGAACTCGAACTTGTCGGACGGCTCGTCATGCGCCATCTCGGCGAGCGTCGCGTCCTCGACCATCGCGATGTGGTCCGCAGCGGCGTGCAGCGCGTCGTCCATCGTGTCGAACCCCTCGCGGCTGTCCTCGTCGCCATCGACCACGACGACGATCCCGTCGGTCCGAACGCGGACGATGAACTCGATGCCGCCGATGGTCGCGCTGTGGCGGCCGAAGCGATCGGCGTTGTCGAAGAGTTCCTGAAGCTGCTTGTCGGTGTTAGCCATTGTTCGTCTCCTGTTCTGTGCGGCCCGTGGTTTCAATCGACTGTTGAAATTCTACACCACGGGCCATGGGCCGTCAACAGCAATCTCCGCTAACTCAGAGTTTTTCTCAGTAGCCTTCGAACACGCTCCGTCGAGGCGCGAGCTTCGGGCGCGGCACCTTCGCAGTCATGCGCGTGAGATCGAACGTGCGCACCTCGCCATCCGGCACGCGGCGCTCCTCGACCATCCGCGTCCGCGTGTTGAACCGCCACTCCTTCTTGCGCTTGGTCGGGTTCGGCGAGTCGATGGCTCGAAGGATCTGCCACGCGAGCCACTCCGCGACGGCCGGCACGACGCCCTTCCCGATCTGCGCGTAGCCACCGGCCGGACCAAGGAAGACCCAGTCGTCGGGGAACCCCATGAGCCTCGCGGTCTCACGCACGGTGACGCCGCGGTCGAGCCACGGGTGGATCGTCATGTGCCAGCCACCGTACACGACGCGGCTCGCGCCGTCGGGATGGAGACGTCGCGCGGCGTGACGCGAGAACGAGCCTGCGCCTCTGAGGTAGCCGTCGACGTAACCGCTGAATCCCTCCGCCTGGATCTTGAGCAGGTCGTCCCACGGCACGTCATTCATCGAGCGCCCTGGCGGGACGAGCGAGCAGACGAGACGCGTGAAGCACGGGTCGTCCCACCAGTGGTGGTTGAGCACCTCGTCCTGCGCCGCGTCCTCCGGTGTCTCGTAGTTCCACTGATGGTCGCTGGTCACCTCGTGCTCAGCGAGGTCCTCGATCACCTCGCGGACGGTGAGCCACTTCTTCGGGACCTCCGGGACGTCGGGCCAGAAGTGGATGCCAGGCTTCGTGAACACGTGGAAGAAGCGACGCCTGTTCTGCGAGTTGTGCCACGTCGCTGCGTTGAGCAGCAGCCGCGTCGGCGAGTACCGCAGCTTGGCGAGGCGCTCCTCGATGTCGAGGACGAGCGGAAGGCCCGCGGTGATCGCTGGCTGAACGGACTCCCACACGAACACGTGCGGACGCACGCGCTCCACGAAGTCGACGGCCTGCCGAACGTCCTTGGTCGCGCGGCCCTCGGGCCCGTACCCGTCTTTCCCGCACCCGCGGTTGAGACAGCTGAACGCCGTGCACCGCGGGTTGCCGAAGACGATCTGCGCCTTCTCGGCCCACTCGGGCGGCGAGTCCATCCACGACGCGTCGTCGCAACGGACGACGGGGATCCCGAGATTGTGACGCACGCTGTCGCAGCCGAGGTCGAAGACTTCGAGTTGACCCTTGACGTTGAACACGCGGTCCATGCCCAGTGTGAGGCCACCCGCGAACGCGTGGACTCCGATTGCGGTCCCGTCTTCCTTCTTCACTCGTAGTACCTCCGCATTTGCGGGCCGAGGAAGCCCTCCTCGAGGGCGATCTTCCGCAGCCGGATCTTGTCGATGACGTTCTCTTTCGCTCCCGCCGCCTTCCACGACAGCGGTGAGTAGCCGGCCTCCCAGGTGAACGGAACCCGGAAGTCGATGTCTGTGGTCTCGAGCACCGCGTGGATGCGCGCCTGGATCTTCGGGTCCTCCAGCGCCTCGCGTGGCCCGTGAAGCGGCAGCTCATCGTGGACGTTTCCGAAGAGACGGATGTCGCTGTTCCGCACCCACGAGTTGTAACGCGGAGCCAACCGAATCATCCGCCGCTTGATGATGTCCATCGCACCGCCCTGGACGATGGTGTTGAAGGCCTTGTGCGCAGCGCGAGGCGGCAAGTGACGGCGACGGCCGAACGGGTTGAAGACGTACCCACGCATGATGCACTTCTGCGCCGCAGCTCGCGAGGTCCTCTTGATCCCGGGCAGGCGTTCGTGGTACCGCGTGTACACGCCCTGCGCGCGACGCTCGCACAGCCGGTGGTACGCCTGTGCGCGTAGGCGTTCGGGTACGCGACCCTCCTCGATCTGCTGGGCGATGATCTCGCCGACGTCGTGCATGATCGTGGGGTCCGTGAGCAGCAGCGACACGACGCGCTTCTTCCCTGCGCCGTAGCCCATCGCAAAGTTGAGAGTCTTCGCGGGCGTGCGCTCGACCTCGCACAGCCGCGCCGCCCACATGTGGAAGTCCGTGTCCGGGTCACGCGCGTACGCTGCGATCGCATCGGCATCACGGATGTAGTGGACGATGAGACGGAACTCAATCTGCTCTGCGTCCGCAGTGAGGATGCCGTACTCGTCGTCGTCGGGGATGATGAGATCCTTGGCGGCCTTGCTCATCCCCATCACGTTCGGGTCCGAGGCGCTCATGCGCCCCGTCCGAATGAGCTGGTTGAAGCTCGGATGAACGAAGCCACCGGTCTCAACCGCCTGACCGAAGACCTCCAAGTAGTTGCTGAGGAAGTGCGACTCAGCGCGCGCCGACTTGATGAGCTCGATCACGCGCGCGTTCCTCGGCTGGTGAAGCACCTCGGGGTGCATACCGTACAGCTCAAGCGCTTCCTTGTCGAAGGACGGCGAGCCACGCTCCTTCGACTCGGGGTCCGTGTTCCACTTGAGGACCGGAAGACCGAGCACGTTCACGATGAGGTCGTACAGGTTCTTGCTAGAGTCGACGAACTCGCGGCCGTCAGTGAGGTCCACGATCTCCTGCTGCGCCCCGAGTATCGACCGCAGCGTCTTGACTTTGAGCTTCTTCACGGCGAGATCGTTCACACGCATGCCCGCTCGCTCGATGTCGAAGAGGACAGGCGTGAGAAGGATCTCGGTCTCCCACGTGTCGCGCATCTGTTCCGGCCGCTGGTCCTCGAGGAACCGCATGAGCTCGCGGTTCATCAAGACGTCCTGGCCGGCGTACCGCCCGCAGAGATCCGCTGGCAGCTCCCCGTAGTCCTTGGTCTTCTCGTTCTTCAGGTACGCCTCGACCTCGTCCTGCTCAGAGAGATCTTGCTCGAGCCAGTCGGCGCATACCGCCTTGAGCCCGTGACCCATGCGATCCGTGTCGTGGCACTTGGCGAGCGTGGCGGTGTCGATCATGCGGCCAGGGAAGACGAGCTCGTCGCCACGGCCGGCGCACGCGACAAAGTGCGCGTCGAACTTGACGTTGTGGTTCACCCACTCCGGGACGGTCATCATGTCTCGGAGCCAGCGACGCACCGCCTGCGCCGGGATGTTGCGCCCATGCTTGTGGCGCACCGGGACGTACCACGCCGTCGCCTCGTCGTCGCGCAGCACGGCCACGCCAGCGATGCGATGCCCACCGTACGGCTTGAAGGCTTTCACCTTCGGGTCGCCGGACGTGGTCTCGCAGTCGGCGTAGACCCGCTGAACGCCCGTGAACTCTGGCAGCTCACGGGCGTGCTCAACGAGATTGACGACTCGACCGTCGTGGGTCTCAAGCTCTATCACTGTGACCTCAGAGCGCCTCACTCTGGCGCAGGGAGCAGCGGTCCAGCCAGCGGTTCAAGGTCGCATCGCTGGGGAACCCGCTGACGCTGACGTTGTAAGGGATGTCGACGTACTTCTCACAGTTACCGTCGCGCGACCAGCAGAGCTGCGCGAACGCGCGGTTCGCGACCCGTCGAATGTTGGGCGGCATGAGCTCATCGCGATCGTCGTACTCTGCGATGCGCTCGCAGTACCAGTCGTCATCGGCGTACAGGCACACGACGATCACACGATGGACGACGCGCAGCACCCGGACCAGCTGCTCCATCGCGAGGCGGTCGAACTCCGTCCCGCTTTGCGCCAGCATGCCTTGCCACACAAGCCAGCCAAGATGGCCACGGTCGTGTATGGCAGGGCGCAGGAGCTCGGTCGAGTATTCCATCACGGGGTCCGTTGGCGGGCCGTGATGGATGACGGGGATAGCCTCCCCGGTCCGATCGAGGTGCAGCGCCGCGAGCCTCTTCGCGGCCGTGGTCTTGCCGAGGTTGTCTGCGCCTTCGATGATGAGCGTGATCATGACTTCCTCCACGCTCGCTGACGGCCCTGCCAGTTGATGACCTTGGCGATGAGCCAGTCGGGGATGACGACGTTCATCGCGTTCGCTTCGTCGATGTTGAAGGCCCGGCGGTTCGCGTAGCAGAGCGCGACGATGGTGCCGAGCAGCGTTCGCGCCCCGAGACTCTGCTGGATGCACGAGATCGCTTCGGCCAGCGGCACCTCGCGATCCTCGCGAAAGCGACGCTCGAGCGCGACCGCGGCGGCGAGATCGTGGAACAGCCGGCCCGGCTCGCGACGCGTCCACCACCCCAGCTTCGGCGGTCGCGCGTACATGTCTTGGCCGCTGAGTATCGCGCGGTGCGTCGCCTCAGCGTGGCGCTCGTACAGGTGAAGCGATCCCGCCTGGTGGCAGATCCATCCTGGCGAGAGGTCGAGGTGGTGCGCCAGCAGAACGTTGATGGTCGCGAACGCGAAGATGTCGTACGGCAGACCCTGCCATAGGTCGTTCGAGCGCATGGTCGAGATCACGTTGAGACTCGAATCGCGCACGAGGAACTGAAGACCGAGTGTGCAGGGTATGTCGTTCGCCAGCGAGCCCGCAGCCTGGAGGTCGTGATAGCCGTAGATCGGCAACACGGCCTGCCGGGTATCGGGCTTCGCTGTGAGAAGCGACGCGATCCGCATGAGCGGGTCGAAGCCACCCACGCTCTTGAGCGGGCCACGAATGTGCGGCCCGTACGCGCCGAGCGCGACGCCGTCGTTGAGGAACCGCTCGTAACTCGGAGCATAGTGGCAGATGAACTCGCCATCCTCCGACCCGCTGAGGTACCACATGAGCTCGCCCGCAGCGTACAGCGGTGAAGGGCTGCGCGGCCCCATCATCCACACGGCGCGGGTGTTCATGAGCATGAGACGCGCGGCCGGAAGCTCCGCGAAGATGTCACCGTCTCGCGACGTCGCGTGAGCGGCGTGGTCCCACAGCTCGGCCGCCGCGTAGTGCCACGCCTCGTCGAGGCACAGCGCCGCGCCCTTGCGATCCGCGGCGTGGTTGACCTGGCTCATTCCGTCACCTCGAAGCAACCGGCGAGATCCGGCGGCTCGTAGTTCTCGCCCTTGACCGGGTGCAGGGTGACCTCGCCTTCCGGCGCGGGGTCCTTGGTCATGTTCGACCGATGGATCTCCCGGAACCCGCGCTCCAGCGGAAGCCCGTACACGACCGCGGTGCCATGCGTGACATACGCCAAGTCACCCAGGCCGTCGAGCAGCGCGACAGGATCCTTGGCCGCCATGGCCAAGAGCACCTCGGCGAGTTCCTCGGTCATGTTGTGCGCGCGACTCATGCGCCAGTCGCCGTTCGGTTCGCTCTTCCTGGCGTACGCCGCGAGCGTCTCGGACATCGCCAGCACCTGCATCGCCATGGCCGTGAGCATCGCAGCGGGGAACATGTCGTGATCGCCGCCTTCCTCGCAGAGGTTACGGTCGATCCCGAAGTGGTGGCGCTCGTGGAAGCGTCGTACGAGATCCGTGTGTGGTGTGGTGTCCTCGCGACCGAGCGCGTCATTCCACGCGCGGCACATCGACAGCGCGTACGCTGCCGCCCGGTCCTCGTCCATGTCCGGGAAGAACGGGCCACCGCCGGAGGGCCGCGTGTCGAACACGAGCACCTCTCCACCGGGCAGCTGCGCCGCCATGTAAGGTCGTGACGTCGCCGCCGCTCGGTGGCGCAACAGCCGTCGCGTCTCCAATCTCTCAGGCATCTCGTCTCCTCTCAGAACTCGTCTTCTTCGTGCGACTCGCCAGTGTCCGGCAGGTCGCTTTCGGCCAGCGTCTTAAGCAGCGCGATGAACTCCGCGGTCTTCCGGTACTGCCGCTTCTTGCGGAACATCGCGCGCTTGCGAACGAGGAAGCTGACAAGTCGACGCGCGGACTCCTGGTCGACCTCGCACCAGTCCTCGAAGTCGTGCGTTGTGATCTCGTCACGGTAGAGCAGCGAGCTCACGAGGTCCTTCGGGTACTTGGTTCCCATGAGCTGGCGTTGTATGAGCTTCGGGTCTACGAGCTCGTCCGCTTGGACTTGCGCTCGTGAGTAGTCCGCGTACCCGAAATGAGGATCACCGTACTGGGCGTCAAGGAATCGGGCAATGTACTGGACGTGGCAGGGTCGAACCACGATGACCTGCGGATCGTCGCGAACGGAGAATGTTCGCGCCGCCAGAGCAGCGCTGAGACGAGCCAGCTTGAAGCGGGTCGTTCCGCGGTCGATGAGCGGGATGGCTTCGGTGTACTTGGCGCAGAGCTCAAGGGTCTTCTCCCGTATCATTTCCCACGTCGTGTCTTCGAACTCGACTTGCCCGGGCGTTCGTGTCCACGCCCACAGGATGGCGCGTCGGGCCACGTCGCGCGTGAGCACGTTCGGGATCTTCGATGGCTCGCTGGCCAGCGCTGTCATCTGCGCCACGTCGACTTGCTTCCCGGACATGAGGCACGCGGCGTCGAAACGCCGGATGTCCTCGAGCCCACCGATGAGCTCCTTGATGGCGTCAACGCCGAAGTTGAAGTTCTCGAGACGCTTCGCGCCACGCGGGTTCGAGATCATGATGAGCCGTGTTCGCGCGTGTGCGCGACGCCGTTCGATCTTCTGAAGCTCAGCAACGCCAGAGGACCGCATGTCGGTGAGCTTCGCGATCACCTCCGGGTCCGCGCCCTTGATCTCCTCGAGGATGACGAGGCGCCGGTCGTGCGTGGGTATCACACCCCACTGTACGAACCAGCGATTCCCGATTTGCGAGAGGCCTCCGAGTATGCCAGCCACGGTGGCGTTCTTCGCCTCGACTCTCTCGCCGAGACCGTAGTGCTGCGAGATCTGCGTACCCATCTCGGACTTGCCGTGGCCGCTGTCTCCGACGATGAGGACGTTAACCCAGCCAGGGACGTTGCGGCCGTTCGCCTGGATGACCAGCGGCGAATGGTACGCGAGATCGAAGAGCACGTGCGGCTCGCGTCGTCCGAAGATCCGGGTCACGTTGTGCTCGAGGTCTGTCCATAGCTGGTCGAGCTTGTCGCTCAGCGAGTCGAGCGTCCAACTCCGAGGCTGAAGTATCTTGAGCGTCTCGAGATCGCTGACCGATGGCGCGAACGATGACAGGCTGTCCTCAGCAAGCTCGAGCTTGTCGATGAGCAGCACGGCTTGCTGGTTCGCAGGGTGCGGGTACGTGACGCCCTCGAAGCGGTACGGGACGTTGAGCTCAGGCGTGTGGTTCACGATGAGCGCTGGTTGCGCGTGGTTGCTGGTGCCCTCGGACGTTATGAGCAACGTCGGCGCCAGCCGAACGTCGTGCACGCGTGAGTGCTCTTGCGGCACGAACTGCGCGACCTTACATCGCGGTACCCCGAGCGCTGCCATCACTCCCTCACGCTGCCGACCGGCTGGCTGGTCCACCAGCATGAGCATGCCGAGCGCCGTCGGTGGCACCTCGACCTCAACAGAGTTGTCGCTGCGCGACGGCTCGAGCTGGTTGATCGGGCAGGCGTGACACAACGGCTGGTCGCGATCGCAGAACGCCGTGAGCTTACTCGGCACGAGGAACGGCGTCTCGGCGAGGGCAGACACGACGCCTGTGAACGCGATGCGGCGCGCAACGTTGCGCGGGTCCGTGACCTCTTGTATGCGAACGTCGGTGGCGTCACCGTTGGCGCCGGTGACAGTCACCTGGTCTGCCGGGTCGAAGAGCTCCGCGTCCTCGAGCATCTGTACTAACTCAGAGGTGCGCGCTCCCTCGTGGCCGATCCAGTCGTTGAGGTCGCCCTTGGGATACTTCTCGACGTCCAACGGGATGCGGCAGATGTAGACGGCCGCGGCGGCGCGTGCGATAAGACGCGCGGCCTTGGTCGCGGCGAGCTCACCGTGGTGGTCCACATCCATACAGATGTACACGGTCTTGCCTTTGAGCAGACCGTTCCACCGCGATTCCCATACCCCCTCGGAAGCCGTGACCGAGAACGCGCCGATACCCTTGCGCTTGAGGTACCAGCCAGCGGCGAGCGCCTTCATCTCACCGCCGCACCACACTACCTTGTCGAACTTCGCAAGCTGCTCAGGCTGGTAGATGGCGGGACGCCCGTAGCCCTTCGTGTTCCGCATCTTGTTCGGGCCTGGCGCGCCCGGCAAGTAGCGACGCACGTTGATGATCCGACGCTGGAGATCGTACACCGGGATCGTGATGCGCCCCTTGGCGAAGCCTAGGCGCGCAGCACGGATCATCGGGTCTGTAACTCCGCGCTCGCGTAGTGACGTGAGCAACGGACCGGCGTCCCAGATCTTCGCGTGAAGCGTCTCGATGCGAGACGGCTGAATAGACTTGACCTCTTGAAGCTCGTAACGCGTTGAGAGATCCGCGAGCATCGTCGCGCGCTCAACGCTCATGATGAGCGCAAGCAGCGTGACGATGTCACCGCTCCCCTTACAGCCCGCGGCGTGACACTTCCACTTGTTCTTGGCGGTGTTGACCGCCGCACTCGGAGTATCGTCGTCGTGAGCAGGGCAACGGATGCGGACCTCGTTCTCGCCCGCTGGCTCGTACTTCCAGCCAGCGCGTTCGAGTTCCGAGAGCGCGTTGATGGCGAGTAGATTCACCGGCTACCTCTGTGCGCGGCCAAGTGAACGCGGGGCGCGGACCTTCCACGCCCCGCGAAGGATGCGACGCCTAGAATTCCGACTCGTCCTCGCCCTCCTCGACGATCTCGGCGTCGGCGGGCTTGTCCTCGTGGTCCACGCTGAGGCGCTGCTTCTCGAAGAGCTCGGCGAACTCCTCGTGCGCGCCCTTGAACATCGCGCCCTGCTCCTCGCTGATGTACGGCTGCGCCGGGTTGCGAACGTCCAGACCGTACCACTTCTTCGAGTCGCGCTCACGGAACCCGATGGTGAACGCCCAGCGCTGCGCCCACAGCGGGACGATCTTCCCGCCGACGCGCCGCATGGTGATGGCCGTGATGAACGACCGGCCGGTGTTGAACTCGCCGCGCGCGAACGTGATCGTCAGCGGCACGCCGTGGAGCTCGGCGGGGATGTCGCCGCCGTCGAGGAAGCCGACGAAGTTGAAGACCTCGCAGGCACGGGCCGTGTACTTCGCGCGGCCCTTCGAGTCCTCGGGACCGTAGTCGCGCTCCCACTGGTCCGCGTCACGCGCGCGGACGGCGAGCGGGTGCGTGACGTCGAAGGTGCGCTCGAGCACCGTGGGCGACTCCGAGTCGTTGATGTCGGACATCTCGATGAACTCGGTGAAGAAGAACACCGGGACGAACTCGAAGCCCTCGTCCCTGGAGCAGACCAGAACGTTGCCCGGCGTGAGGACGACGCCGCCCTCGCCCACCGCGTCCTTGAGCGCGGAGTCGCTCATGCCCTGGACGACCTTGAGACGGGGCAGCACACGGTGCTCGGCCATCGCCTCGATGGACTGGTCCGTCTCCGCGGCCTCGGCCAGCCACTGCGGCGGCGCCTCGACCTTTACGACTTCCTTCGGCTTGTCGTCTCGCTTGGCCACTGTGGGCCTCCTCTCATTTCGCGCGACGCCGCGCGATGAACTTGGTCACGAACATCGAGTACGTCTTGGTGATGCCCGGCGGGACGTCCTGCCCCGCCGCGATGCGCTCGCTCACGATGTCCATGAGCGTGTTGAAGTGGAAGCGGATGGCGCCCGACTTTTGCGCCTCCTCGCTGACTCCGAGCCACTCGCAGAGCTTCGCGTACTCGGGCGTGTCGCGCTTCGGCAGTCCGGCAGCGACCTTCACGTCCGGGGTACCGGTCGCGTACTTCCCGCGCACGGTGGTCTCGGCCGTAGGGTTGGTCGCGACCGCCTGCGCCGCGCGATACGCGATGAGGTACGCGAGGCGCTCGCGTCTGGCCTTCGCCTCTTTGCGCAGCTCGTCCGCCCACCGTTCCATCTGGCGGCACATGAAGCCCGCGTCGCAGAGCTGCTCGCTCGTGAGCGACGCCTCGTTCTTCTTCACCGTGTCCGAGAGCTCGATGAGTGCGCGAAGCGTCTCAACGTGGACGTCCTCCACGCGATCGGCCGCGCGCAACGCGCGGTCCACGAACATGGCAACATCCTGCTCGGCCATCGTCCCTCCTCTCATGAAGGCCCGTCTGTCGTCCAGGGGCAGCCCTGGGTCGTCCATACTCGCAGGGTGGGGCTAGACAGGTATGAATCATCGCGTAGGTGGCCCCCAGGGCCCCAGTGGTGCCCTAGGGGCCCTGGAGGCATTACCTGTGCCCTAGCCCTGGGGCACCCCGGGGACCTCGCCCGACGGGAGCCGGGCGTTGAGCGTCCGCGGGCGATACTTCTCGGCTCGCGCGTTGAAGATGAGGACGTTGATGGTCTCGTACGCCGCGAGGACGACGGCCGTGAACACGGAGAGCGGCGTCGCGGGACCCGTGAGCGCGATGTGATCGTACTCCGGGTCGAACCGGTTCTCGCTGAGGAAGCGCAGCGCCTCACGCGCGAGCTTGTCCGGGTCACTCCACGGGCAGTAGCTCGTGCGATCGTAGACGAACATGCGCTCGCCGTACTCCTCGGCCGGTGTGGTGTCGAAGCGGGTCTCGTCGGTGATGAAGAACACGCGCGACATTAGAGCCTCCCGAATCCGTTGAGCTCGAGGCCGAGGACGGACTCGAGAATGTCCTTGATGTCATTGACCTTCGCCGCGTCCGCAGCCTTGCCCTGGACGCGCGCCCGGATCTCCGTGTCGATGCTGTGCGGCACCACCAGGTCCGTCACGCGAACGGTCGTGCGCGTGCCGCGCCGATGCGCGCGGTCCTCGAGCTGCGCCCGAAGCACGTGCGACCAGTTGGCCGAGAAGACGATCTGATGATCGCAGTAGGTCGGCGAGTTGTCGGGATCCTTCTGATCGTAGCCGAGCAGGTTGAGACCCTCGCCCGCCGTCTGCGGATTCGCGATCATCACGCGGCAGTTCGGATCGCAGTTGAAGCGAGCGATAGCTTCCTCGCGGCCGCGCTCGCTCGTGGCGCCGTAGTAGGTCACCACCGCGTCAGCGCCGAAGGCCCGCGTGAGCTCCTTCTCGATCTCCTTGATGTCCGGCACGAAGACGGCCCACACGATCTTCTTCGCGAGCGGGTCCTCAGCGAGTTCCTCCTGAAGCGTCTCGACCAGCGCGACGACCTTCGGGTTCTTCTCAGGGTCGATCTGCTGGACGCGCTTCTCGGTGAGCTGCTCGCCGTCATCGGAGTAGGTGGCGTCCCACACGACGTGCCCGCTCGTGATCTGCGCGAGGCGCAGGAGCTTGGTGAGGATGTTCTCGGCCGTCATCGCGCGGTTCGCCGTGTTGTCGAGCGCGCCGCTCATCATGTCTTCGATCTCGACCGCGAGCTGCGTCGCCATCTGCTCGTAGAACTTGGCCTGCTTCCGGGTCATCTCGACCTCGAGAGTGTCGTACACCTTCGGCGGGAGCTTGAGGCCAGCCTCCTCCTTCGAGACCGCGAACGACAGACGAGCGAGGCGCTCGCGCATGAGCGGGATGTTGTTCATCCCGACGAGCGACGTCCGGCCGCCCTCGGTCTTCTGGAACTTCCCGTGGAACTTCATGAACGAACGGAAGCTCGAGAACCCGCTGAGCCCCTCGCCGAGGAACTCGAGCTGGGTATAGAGGTCGAAGATGGAGTTCGCGTAGGGCGTTCCCGTGAGGATCTGCCGACGGCGCGACGCGGCGCGCAGCTTCTTGATCTGCTTCCACCGCTTGGTCTGCGACGACTTGATCCGATGCGACTCGTCGAGGACGACGAGATCCCACTGAAGCTTGCTGAGGTACGACACGTCGCGGGCGGCGGTGTCGTAGGAGACGATGACCGCAGAGAAGTCGCAGTCGTCCTCGGTGCGAATGGCGTGCGTGAGGATCTTGACCCGCTTCTCCTTGCCGCCGCGGAGGACGGTGACCTTGCCGCCGACCCATGCGAACTTCGTGAACTCCTCCTGCCAGTTGAGGCGGACCTGAAGAGGCGCGATCACGAGGACGCGCATCATGTGCGCCTCTTCGCCGGGCATCTTGCCTCGGCGAGTGCGGTGCGCCTCGAGGCAGATGCGATCGATGGTCGTGTAGGTCTTGCCGGTTCCCCGGTCCATGAAGAGCGCCGTGCCCTCCTGGCCGAGGCTCATCATCATCGCCGTCTTCTGGTAGTCGGCGGCGGCGAACTGCCTGAGCTCGTCCGGATAGTAGTCGTCCGGCATGACCGGCACTTCACCGGCGAGCTTGAACTTACTCTGGAGCTGCGCGCGAATCGTCTGGCGCATGAAGCGCTTGAGCAGGAACGTGTAGAGGAGCCGCGCGTTGTCGTCCCCGAACACGAGCCGCGACTGCGGCCAGCTGTGATGCGTCACGATGCACGTGTAGTCCGTGGCCGCGCACGTGTACTCGCCTTGGTTGCGCTGCCAGAAATCCTTCTGGCCCTGATGCGCCTGCGGAATGCGACGGAAGAAGTCCTGTCGCGACGCCCAGCTCGGCGGGCCGCTCACCTCGAGGACCGTGTCGCCGCGCGAGTTCTTGCGGACAGCCTCGACGGCGTACGCGCTCGCGTCCTCGTTCACGTCGAGGAACCGCCCGCGGAAGGGGCGCATCTCGAACGCCTCGCCCTTCTCGTCGGTCTCGATGAGAAGGAAGTCGTTGTCCCGGAGCGGGAGGGGGGTGAAGAGGTCCTGGGTCGCTTCGCCCAGGGGCTCGATGATGGGGTGCTCGTCGAGCACCGGGGCGGGAAGTGTCGTGGTCATCGGTCGGCTCCTATCACTGTGGGAAGTCATCTAGCTCTCGAGTCCGAAGCGCTCGACTGCCTCGGCGAGCGTGTCAAGGAAGCACGACCGCTTGCGAGGCGCCTCGGCCTCCGCCAGCTGCTCAGCGCTGATCGTCGTCTCGCTGTCGCTCCAGCGGTTCGCCGCGAAAGCTGCTTCGGCCTCGGCCAGCCAGTCGTGCGTCTCGTTCGTGTTTTCCATGTCGGCTCCTGTTCGTGCGGCAATCGAAAGTGTCAATGTCCAAGGGACATTGTACCCGACCCACGCGTAGGTGTACAGGGAAAAGCGGTAGGCGGGCGAGATTTTCTCAGGTGGCACCGTTGGTGCCAGGGGTATCGTACAGTGCGCCTAACTCGCCCTGGGGCTGGACCGCCAACGCCCGAGGTATGGACGTTGAATTGAAAGTAGACCTCAGCCAGGTACTATTATTCTAAGCTCTTCTTGCCGAGACAGGCGGCTCCCGCCGCAGGCGCATTTGCCAGTTACCCCTGGCACCTTTGGTGCCATGCTACGTTGCGATCAGCCCGTGGTCGCGCAACGCCGCGAGGATCGCGTTGATCTTGCTCTCGATCTCGCCGTGCGCCGTCGCGAGATCCGCGAGCGTCGTCGCGACGAGATCGTCGCGCAGGCTGTCCGCAGTCGTCGGCGAGTCGGACGGATCCGCGACGGCGCTGACGCTGAGGTCCGCGATTGCCGACCCCGCGGCAGCGTTGTCCACCAACAGCCAGGACGTCCCGTCGCTGTGGTAGAGCTTGTGGGTGTCGGCCGTCATCGCAAGACAGTCCTCATAGTCCGCAGCCGCCGGAAGCGCCGCAGAGTTAGCGTAGCGCGGGATCGGAATCGGCGTCGTGAAGACGAGGTTGAAGTTGGCACGGATCTCTGCGTCCCAGTTCTGGTGAGACGAGAGCACCGTCGCATGCGTGGGTCGAGCCATTGCCGGTCTCCTAGTGCTTGGTCATCGTGAGCACCGTCGCGGCGCTGGCTCGACCGCCAACGGCGTGGACGACGCTGATCTTGAAAGAGGACGGGGCCGCGCCGCCGAAGTCGGCCAGCATGTTCGCGTTCGTGTACTGCCAGGTCGGCTCGGTCACCGTGAGGCTGCGCTTCACGACGTCGCTCGCATCGAGAACGTCGATGAGGAACTCGCCCTCAACAGCGCTCGCAGCGCACGCCTCGCCGGAAGCTTGATTGCCGGAACCCGATCCCGGGTCGCGGCCGAAGCGGTATGTCCACTCGAACGTCGGCGAGTCTGTTCCTGCGAAGTACGAGTTCATGAGATCGTTGCGGAGGTTGACGACCGCCGGCGGCACGATGCCGTTGCCCACGAGAGTGATCGACTTCGACGGCAGCTCATCGAGCGGGATCGACTGGTTGCCCCACGGCACGACCTTGAAGTAGTAGGTCTCACCGGGCCGCATGAGCAAGTCGCCGTAGACTGTGAGGTCTTCATACGGGACGATGAACACCGGGTCGTCGATGCTGTGCTCTTCCTCAGCGGTTCCGAGGCGACCGCGGAGCACGCCGTCCAGACGGTACGTGTCCCCGCTCACTGCGGTGATCTCCCGGACAAACAGGATCTCGCTCCCGATGAACACCATCTGCTTGCCCGCGCGCCACCCCTCGGTGTCCGCGCTGAGATCCTGCGCGACGCTCGCGATGTCGTCGCCCTCGGCAGTGAACTCGGGCCCCGTCTCAACCAGCGTTGCGCCAGAGAGCGGGAAGTCTTCCTCGAGCAGCCCGCCCGAGTACACGCCCTCGTCGTCGCCGAGCGAGGTGAACGTCGAGTCGTCCGTGGAGATGTACACCTCATGCCCCACGGTGGCGGCGCTGCCGCGAATGATGGGGATGAACACGAGCGGGCGCAGCACCGGGATCCCATACCGCGGAGTCACGGGCGTGATGCCAGGCGGAACCTCGATGGGCTCCCACTCCTCGTCCGGCAGGATCTCCTCTTCGATGTCGGTCGCAGGGGTGAACGACGCAGGCGCGTCCTCCTCCGTGGCCGGGACCGAATAGTAGTCGGTGATGGCTTCGATCTCCACCGCACCGCTGTCCTGCTGGTGGGTGATCGACATGACGCGCAGCGGGTCTGTGATGCCTTCCACGTCGATGCTATCGCCGGGGCGCAGGAGACACGCCTCGCCTTGGACCACGAGCCGCCACGCCGTCACAACGCCGAGCGCTTCCTGCGCGCGACGCGACGCGACCATCGTGGCCGTCTCGATGTCGATGATGGTGGGCAGGTGGATCGTTCGCGGCCTCGGGCGCCCGCGCGTCTCGGCGAGAGCGTCGTCGTCCACGACCAGCGTGTACTCCTTGAAGCGCTCGAGCCACGACGGGAACGTGAAGATGAGCTTGTCCACGGGTCGCTGCTGGTCGAGGACCGTGGTCACTTCCGGCAACGGCGGGAGCAGCAGCTTGGCAGGCACCTGCGGCCGCGCTGTCTCCTCGCGGATCAGATGGAACTCCCACAGCGCGGTGGTCACGTTCCATCGCATCGCGATTCCGATGTCCTGTAGCAGCTCGGCCAGAAGCGACTGCGCGTCCTCACCATCGACGGCCAGCGAAGACACGGGCAGGCGTTCACCCGAGGTGCCGAGCGCCGTCGCGATAGCGTCGAGCGTGCTGATGTCGTAGTTTGACACGTCGAGCCCGAGCCCGTGCGGGTGCGTCGCGAACAGGAGCTGGTCGATCACGTACGCCGGGTTCGCGCCGCCGTTCTTGTCCGACTCGTACAGCGTGATCGTGCCCGCTGGACTGGCCACGTCCGTCGTCACTCCGCCGTAGACGTAGATGTTCGTCTTCGTGGTCTTGTACCCGACGGTCGTGACCGTGATCGACTTGATGACGTAGTCGCCGTCGTTGTTCGCGTGGTTTCCCTGGACTTTGATCCGGTCTCCCGCGTTGAACTTCGTGGCCTTTCGGCCCTTGACGCGGAAGCGCCCCGTGCCTTCGGCGCCGGACGTCGCCTTGTCGCACGACTCGGAGTAAGAGCCGAGAGTGAACGTCGGGTCGATCCACGCCGAGTCAGCCGTCACATTGACGGCGTAGCCCGGTCGCACCTCCACTACGTAGTCGAGCAACGGCCACTGCGACACGGTGCCGAGACGCTTCTTGGTCCACTGGATGTAGCAGCCGAACGGCCAGCGCGACTCGATTCCCACACGCGTTGCGTTGCCGAGCCACGTATTGACCGGTTGATCAGTCTCGCCCCAGTAGATGTCGAACTTCCCGTACTTCCCGAGGTCGACGGTCGTCCCGCTCGGGTGTGACGTCGAGTCGATGGAGTAGCCGAGGATGTCTCTCCCGTTCTCGTAGATGGCATGAATCGCCGTGGCCGGTCCGACGCAGAGGTGGTGCCACCCGCTCTCGAAGTAGACGGTGGCCTTCTTGGTCTTGGTCTCGGAGCCGCCGCCCTTTCCGGACCAAGAGCTCGTGCGCTCGCGGCCGCTGGTCTTGTCACCCACCCAAGCGAAGATCGGACCGAGCCGCCTAACGCCGAGTAGATACGCGATGAACGCACCGCGAGATGCGATCGTCGTGGGCTTGTCGTCTTGAAGCGACGCACGACGACCCTTCTTCCGCGTCTGCTCGGCGATGAAGCCTGCCAGGAAGGACAGGCCCATGCTGATCACGAATGGCACGAAGACTTGAGCCATCGGTCCTTGTCCTCGATTCGGTAGATTCCGTAGAGATGAGCAGGCGGGCGAGTGAGAACGCCGATGCCTGCTCGTTGAACCTCGTCACCTGTTGCGTGCCACGCCGTGTTCGGCTCCGCGCCGATGAGAACAGCGTGACCCGGTCCTGCCACCTTCCCAAGCGTCACGATGGCAATGTCGCCCGGCTCGACGACGCCGTCGCGTACCACCCGCAAAGGCTCGTACGCCTTCCGAAAGAGACGCAGCGCCGCGCGCGCCGTCGCTGGCGCGTGGAACGCGACATCTTGCGGGAGCTTGATGGCCGGGATGCGCACCTCACCGTGGAGTTCGTCGATCACGGCAGCAACGAAGCGGACGCAGTCGACGCCTCCGCCCTTCGCGCACTGCCCCGCCATGTACGGCGTCCGCAGCCAGCTGGACGTCACGGCAAGTATGCGGCGCTCTATGGCCTCTCGATCACCGGGTGATAAGCCGGGATGCTGAAGCCTGCGCCAAAGAACCGGTCGAGATTGCTCCATCGGGCGTCACACGTTTCCTGCGTCTTGTCGCACCCCGGCTGAACGGTCACGGTCTGGCTCGCCCACCCCGATGGCGGACGTCGCACGAGCTCGAAGCCGGTCGAGCCATCCCAGTTGCGAATCGTCAGCGCCACACCTCCGAGGATGACGCGACCGCGAACCCAGTACGTGGAGTCGCCTGCGTGAGACGAGAGACCCGTGATCGTGACATTCGGCCCTGAGCCCAACGCCAGCGTCCCTGTTTCCTGATACGAGGCGATGGTGATCTGGCACGTCTTGGAGTCTCCGAGCCGCCACTCGCAGTGAAGGTTCGCTGGCATTCCGAGCGCCGTCTTGAGGAGCTCTTTGTCGTTCCACACTTCCAGCCGCACGCGATCCTTGCGCCCACGCGGGTTGCGCGTGACGCGACCGAGGTCTCCGAGAACCAGCGTGCGTGTGTCCGGGCCGCTATCTCCGCGCGACAGAACGCGAATGCGGCACTCCACCGGCGGGTGTGGATCACCGCTACTCAGAGCGTGGAGCCAGTCATCCGTCGGCAGCACGATCTTGACCGGCTTCTCGTCGAGCAGCGACGTGGCCGGCGGGTAGGTGATGTCCATCGTGGGCGTGGCAACGTACGCGCCCGCTGCGACGTCCCAGTCGGCGTACCTCGCTGAGCCATCGTCGTGAGTGAAGTCCACGAGAGTGAGGCGATCCTTGTGCGTGTCGGTGAGTGCGCTCATGAGAGAGCTCCCAGCACGCGGACGACCTGCCGCGTCACCAGCAGCGTGCGATCATCATCGTCCTCGAGCTGCGTCACGCGCGCGTCCTCGTCGTCGACGTCGATGGCATCGAATCTCATAGTGCAGATCCCGTCCGTGGTCCAGCGCTCGGTGAACGCATCGCGCTCCATGCGAACACGCCACGCCGGTGACAGACGCCGAACCGCGGAGGTGGTCACCGACGCGGGCAGAGCGCCCTGTAGCCCGATGAGGAAGTGCGTCCCGTTGTCGTACGCGGTGGTCACTGTGCGGATGACCACGGTCCCGTCACGTAGCACGAAGCCGATGTGCTTCACGAAGTCCTGGACGTCCTCGATGTTCCCGACGCGCGCGATCTTGATCGTGGTCCCGTTCACGTTCTCCAACGTCCACGGAGACAGCGGAGCTACCAGCCAGAACGGCCGGGCCCGGCCGCGTCGCGACTCGAAGAACTGGATGACGTCCCACGCACGCTCGCGAGTGAGCGCATTCAAGTTGATCGTGTGTGCGAAGCGCGGCGCGTCTCCGGTGGCTGCGAACACAGAGGCACGACCGTCGCGAGCCCTCTCGCCAGAGGCCATGACTCTGAGTTGGTGACCGGCGGACCAGTCTCCCGACACGTCAAGGATCGGCAGCCCGTCTTGATGCTGGAGCCACGGCGCCACATCCATGATCGTGGCCGGGAGCGAGGACGCGCCGGGCTTCTCGGCGAACGTGATCGTGAGGTCGACGTTCGCATCGCTGACCACCTGCGCCGAAGACTCTGCGGTGACGTCGCAATCGAGCAGCGGGATCACCCGCGCGCCTGACGCCTTCGCCGCGGCCAGCGTTGTCACGAGCGTCACGACTTGGCGGTCCGCGGAGATCTTCTCGATGGCGTGGATCTCAACATCCGTCGGGCGACCCGATGCGTCCCACGTATGGATGACGAGACGCGCCCCGGGGAAGAAGCGGCGCCAACGGAAGTCCCCTGTCAGCGTTTGCGCTCCGAGCCCCGCCGTCTGCGTCAGCCGCGTCGCGTCGCAATGAAGCGGGACAGGTGCCCCGCCGTTCGCGATGCGAGCCATGTTCATCATGATCCGCGCTGAGTCCGCGCGCGACATCCCGGTGTGCTGAAAGGTTGCGAGGCGCAGAGGCTTCTCACGGAGAGAGACGCGCTCCTCACGCATGGTCTCAGAGCGCGTGACGTCTGTGAGGAACGACGACTCGACCGTGACCTGCGCGATCCAGTTATGTGGCACGAGACTCAGCAAGACCGTGTCGCCGTCGATCTCCACCGGGACCACGGTGGGCGTGCGACGCCCGACGAGTCGCAGCGTTTGCTTCGTGACCCAGAGTTCGTCACCCGCGGTCGCCACGACAGCGGCGACGATGTCGATCTCCGGGTTGAGCGGGTCGGCGTCTATCTGCGCCGTGCCACCGCCCGTGGCTACGGCAGCGGGCAGCTCTATCTCCGGGTTGAGCGGGACGCCAGCCACTACGCCCGGACCATCGACCACCGCCGCGATGAGCTCGGCCTCAGGGTTGAGCTGTGCAGCCGGTATGTCAACGTCATGGGTTACATCGATGACATCGGCCTCAGGGTTGAGGGGCGCCGCAGCCACCGAAGCCTCAGCGTCGAACGACGTGGCCGGGACGTCGGCCTCAGGGTTGAGCTGTGCAGCCGGGATGTCAACATCGTGGGTTACATCGACGAGCTCGGCCTCCGGGTTGAGGGGCGATGCGGCCATCGACCCTTCCGCGGTCGCAGAAGCGTCGAGAATCTCGGCCTCAGGGTTGAGAGGAGGCGCAGCCATCGAAGCCTCGCCGTCGGCAGTCGCGTCCTGAAGCTCGGCCTCAGGGTTGAGCTGTGCAGCCGGTATGTCGATGTCATGGGTTACATCGATGAGCTCGGCCTCAGCGTTGAGCGGGGCGGCCGCCATCGAGCCTTCCGCGTCAAGCGACGTGGCCGGGAGTTCAGCTTCAGGGTTGAGCGGGTCCGCGTCTACTTGCGCGTCTGGCGCAGGCAGCGTCGCAGCGGGTACGTCCATCTCCGGGTTGAGCGACGCCGGTGCGATGGACACGGGCCCCGGGTTGAACGAGGCCGCAATGAAGTCCATCGAGATGTCAAGCGACGCGAGAGTCTCCGTCACCTCACCGTCGGCAGTCGCGTCCTGAAGCTCGGCCTCGGCGTTGAGCGGGGCGAGCGGCGTTTCGACATCAAGAGTCGTCGCTTGGAGATCGGCCTCGGCGTTGAGCGGCGCGGCCGTAATCGACTGAGCGGTAGCCCCACCGGGCACCCACAGGGAAACAGGTCTCGCCGCCGGGCGAAACATCACCCACGGGTCGTTGTGAAGCTCCCATATCTCCTCCGGCGTGAGAACTCGCCGCCAGAGGTAGATCGGTCCGCATCGGTGATACCCGTTGCCCCCGATGCCGCCGAGAAGGTACGCGCCCGCTGGCCGGCTGGAGGCGTCTGTCTTCCCGGTTGAAGTTGAGTACGGCAGACCGTCGAGGTACGCAGTACCGTTCGTCTCGATGTCCCCGCCCGTGTTTGTGTACGCCCACGAGTGGTCGTTCAATGCCACGCCGAACTTCAAGCCACCGTTGTTGGGGGTGTTCTTCAGTGTGAACGCGCCACCGTTTCGGGACGGGTTGAACGCGAAGTGATACGTCCCGGACTCACCCTCGATGACCAGGAAGTTGAGGAATGAGTTGCCCGCTTCTT